TACCACTTAGCAGTTTTTTCTTGATTAATTTCAGACATATTTTGATAGATATTTACATTAACTATTACTAGTTAAGGATCCAATTATCTTAGATCGTTAGCAATTAAAGATGGAACAGCGATGTTAGTAAGATTTAGACAGAATTTTTTCCAATCGCCTAAGTCAGAACGTTCTGTAGCTTGGGTGTTCATGGATTCAGTCATCCATCTGTTAGTGTTGTCTAATAAGACAGCAGTAGTTAATTGAGTATTTGCAGAAATTTGTTTGCCATCAAAGTTCTTGGCAACGTAGGCTTCTGCGACCTTTAATTGACGACTATAAGTCTCAAGTAAATTTTGTCTCATTTTTTTCTCCTTATTAATTTTTGACAGTAAGATGTCAGCTTATTTCAATCCGGCTAAGATAAGTAAGTCATCATCAATTTCGTAGCCATTGTCTGGATCAATAATTTTCTTTTCAGTTTTACTGACTGACTCATTGACTCTTACTCTTGGATTACCACCAACCAAACCGAATTGTGGGCGACCTTCATTAAGAAGATCATTACAAACTTTGTCGATATCGTCTAGCGAATAACTTTCGGCAAGTTTGCTAGTAATATCTTGAGATCTAACACCGAGCATTTTTGCTTTATTGGCAATATATCTTTCAACGACTGCATCATACTTCGCTTTATAAGACTTTGCAAGGTTTGCTCTGTCTTGAGCTTTCTTTCTGTTCGCTTCAAGTTCTTCAGTCAATGATTTTTCTGCTTCTTCAGCCTCAGCTTGAACTTTAGCTAATTTTTCAGTTAACTCAACGACTTTTGCCTTGTTAGCATTTGCGCTCTCAGTTAGACTGCTGTGGTTTTCAACTTTTGTTTTAAGTTCTTTGATTTCAGTATCTTTAGTACTTAATTGCTCGATAAGAGATTTATTCTCTTTTTCAAGACTTGTTGATTTAGATGCAAGTTCACTAACTCTCATGAAACCAGACTTGTATTTCTCAAGTTCCTCTTTCAATCCTTTGGCCTCAGCATCGCTAACTGTTTTTTGATTTTTAAGGTCTCTGATTTCGTTTTCGAGTAAGTCTTTCTGACGGACCGCTTCCTTTAAGCTTTCGATCACTTCATCTTCTCCGGCATCACCAGCTTCTTCAGCAGGAACTTCTGGCTCTTTGGCGGCAGGTTCTTCAGCAACTGCTTCCTCATCATTTATAGTTGGCTCTTCAGGAAGAGCATAACTAACTTCAGCGACAATTTTACCATCTTCGCTGTCATCAAATGCAACAGCAGTGATTTGGTATTCTTTGTCATCTATTACGAGTGGCTTCCATTCTAATGATAAGCCAGCATCATAATCTTTTAATTCATCGATGAAGTTGCCAACAGTTTCAGCTGCAGGGGCTTCTTCAGTGGCAGGCTCTTCAACAGGAGTTTCTTCAACTGTTTCTTCAGCCTTGACTTCTTCGACTGGTTCTTCTGCAATTTCTTCAGTATCTTCTGTTAATGGCGCATTATCGTCATTTGGACAGAGGGGAACATCTTCAACATTTTCTGGAGTTTCTATAATTGCAGCTTCTTCTAATTTAATATCTAAGTTTTCTAATGATTTTTTCATTACTTTTTTATCTTCGTCATTAGCAGCATCATAACTTTCTTGTAATACTGCTTTTAATGGCTTTTTACCGTTAAAACTTTCACACATTGCAAGCCTTGCTTTTTTAACGGCAGGTAATTGAACAATATCCCAGGTTTCTAAGAAGAATGTTTCAGGGTCAACTTCATCATTAGCCATAATGTCACCGGAACCTCTTGAAGAGATACCAGGAACAAAGCCATAATCACAAAGTGTCTTTAATAATTTGCCATTTGGTGTGTCTAATATATCAACATAGGCATATAAATCGTCATTAACGATTTTTGGCATTTCTGGAATACAGGCACAAACACAAGTCATGTCTGTTTCTTCTCTATCAGCTGGGTGACCTAATTCTAAGAATAAACTTTTAGTTGCGAGTTTTTCTTTAAAAATATCATCGGCTAATGCTTTTTCCCAAAGTTCACGATTATATCCTCTACCATTTCTTGTTTTTTCTTTACAGGTAGCAATAGGCCCATAAAGTCTGCCAAGAATATGACGTTTAGCTTTTTCTTCTTCAGACAATGGTTGCATCTGTAGTGCTTCTAACACTTGCCTATTTTTAGCGTCCATTTTTCAGTCTCCTTATTCCTTATATTTGCTATTATAAACACAATGGTCTAAGTAATTTAGCAAAAGTTAATAAGCCATTTTTAATAAATTATTAAATTATTAAAAACTTCTATATTTTAACTTAATGCTCAATTATCAATTAATTTAGCGAATAATTTCAAATATGTTTAATAAAATAATAAAAAAGCCCAATAAATGGGCTTTCTTTTAATCTATTAACTATAAATTAAGCAGCTAAATCACGACGTCCAGCAATATATTCTAAAACTAATAAATCTGCTTTAATTACTTTTATTATACTTAAGCAGTCTTCATACAAGCCAGTTTTAAAATAATTATTCAGTACACGAGTTAACTCTTCTGCTCTTACTTCTCTAAAGAATTGCTCTTTATTATCAAGCTTTTTGCTATATAATAATATTTGAGTGAGCAAGCAGGCTAATGTCGTTACGACTTCTTGTGGGTCATCAATTTCTTTTAAGATATTGGTATATAGTGGTGATTTTTTTTGATTATGGCTTTTTCTTAGCATTTCGTAGAAATGACTAACTTCTAAGCCTCTATTATCTGAAATAAACTTTAGTACTTCAATTGGAATTGTTCTTGAAATTAGAAGTTTTTTCATATAAGGGTCAACACCTTGAACCCCGCTATCACCAAGTTTAACTAAAATTGATAGGCAATCATTTTTTGTAATCATAATTAACTTTCCTTTCAAATATTAATTATTTGTTTTCAGTGAAATCTATATCACCATCTGCTTCTTCTGGAGTTGGAAGATCATCATCTTCAAATAAATCTTGATCTTCAGTTAAGACTGTTGAACCTCCATTATTTATAACTGATTCTTCAGTAGGAAGCTCATTGTCTGGCATTGGCTCTAAATCTAAGCTTTCTTCACCACCAGTTTCTTCAGTATTTTCACCAGCTTCTTTAGCGGCTTGCTTAGCGGCTTCTTTAGCAGCTTTTTGAGCAGCTTCTATTTCTTTTTGAATTTCACCAAGGATATCATCACCAAGATGTAATGAAGAAACAAGTGATTTTAAGATAGTTAATCTTCTTGCTTTATCTTCAACATCTGAGAATAAACCGTTGACATTACTAATTGCAGTAACTCTATTAGAGAAGTTGTCACGATAATTTAATTCTTCTTGTGTTAATGGAGCCCTCATTCTTAATACAAAGTTATTGAGATATGATTTTAATCCTTTATTTAATAATACAAGATTAACAATATCTGTAATAGCTTGTAAAATAGTATTTTGAATTCTCTTAACGCCTTTGCTATAAACACTAGAAATGATAGTTAATGAGGCGCCACCATTAAAGCCTGCGCCATCTTCTGTTCATCCAAAGTACTGTTTGGGGATACCAAAAGATGAATAGAATTTATTATTCCACCAATCTAAGTCTGTCAATTGCTTTGGATCGAAATCACCACCAACAGATTCAACAGAGATATTGCCTTGTCCATTATGTGTAGCATAGTAGATGAAGTTTTCTACTGGGCTTGGATTTGTGTATTCAGACATTGATTTATCTGTATTATAAGCAGTGCGTTGCTCAAATAATTCTTTAACTCTTCTTAAAGTTTGTTGGACTTGCTCTTTTGGCATATCACCGACTTCGACTGCAACTTTTCTGACAATGCCTGAACGAGTGATACGGCTTAATAATACAGCAGCCTCAAGTAATGCTTTTTCTCTCCAAATCTTATATGCATCATATAATAATGATTTGCCACGTCTTACTGTATAACTTTGACTCGATGTACTTGTGCTAGAAGATGCTCCGTTTTTTCTTCTTGCAGTTTTATCATCTATATCTGTATTTTCATAAAACAAATCAACAGTTTCAGGAAATCTTGAGATATTGTCTTCAAGAGCCGCATGAACGAAATCATCTGCTTGGTAAATATTTACATCATTTGATTTATAAGCAAATGTATAAGCACCATTACTATTTCCTGACATCATACCAGTTGTGCCACCAACATATGAAGTTGTGTCAAAGTTATTGGGCATGTTTGGTGTTTCAATGTAGCCAAATGTCTGTCCGTGCCTAGTTAATTCAAACATGGTACTTGGATCTGGCACCATTTCTACATAGTAACTATAATCATCATTAGTACCGTGAATAGAGAGATTTATAGCTTCATTTAATTTTTGTCTGTTAGTATTTTTGAATAGTGCATCTTCATAGTCAGACTCACGATACAGTCTTAAATAGACATCGCCATATTTAATTAAACAATAAACCCATTTGCCAATGTTTTTATCAACATTCATTACATTTAATAAATAGTTGACGAATTTACTGATATCTGGGTCGTTTGATTCACATCACACAATATGACCATTATCAGACATTTCACAAACGTCGTCTGTATATGTTCTGACAATTGCAGAAACGGCAGAGTCATTGCACATTGTATCGATTAACTGATAAACTTGGTCTCTAGCATTTGAAATAGATGTAAATCTATCAATGGCTCCAATATCAAGCTTGCTTTGTAAGCCAGCTTCAATGATGTTGTCAATCAATACTTTATTAGTATCGATATCAAGTTTGGTTGTGGAATCCAGTACCACTGGTTTTGCCTGATTACCAATCAGGGAACTTTTTGACTTACTTGATTTTTTAGTTTTTGTTTCAGCCATAATTTAGTCTCCTTGTTTATTTAATCAATTATCTATATCTTTTTTTGAGTAAAATATTAGATAATTTAGATTATTCTCTTTTGCAATCGTATATTTTTGAACATCTCGTATTGTTCAAGTTTCTATTGCATTTCTATAATAATTAGATGATTTTGCTTTTTCTTGCCAAGCATTAAGTTTAATAATATCTTCTGCACTTCCTGTGTATAATTTTCCACCATGTGTCCAAATAAAATTAAGTTCAATAAATAAATCTTGGTCTTTAATGTAGAAATCACATAAAAATGGGTATCTAGCATCTTTATATTGTCTTAATACATTAGCAGCACCAAATTTAGCTTGTAAAATTTTATAATAAATTTTTTCATCTGTAGAACAAGTAAATGTATGATTCTTTCTTTTTGTAGCAATTTGTTTTGCAATAGTTTCTTTTTGCTTTGCAGCTACTCTATTTCTAAATTCATCAGTTTTTACATAATTTTGAACACCATATTTATCTAAACAAGTTTGTATGCCCTTTTGTCTAAACTCTTCAACTTGTAACACAAACTCTACACCATATTTATTTAGGCAAGTTTGTTTATGTTTTTCTTTGCTCTCAGCTGTTTGATTATAATATGGTACCCCATATTTTTCAATATTCGCTTGTTTAATATTATCTTTAATTGTTTGATCTTGAAAAATATTTTCAACTCCATATTTTTGTAATAGTGTATTTTTTCGTTTATCTTTAATTATCTGACTTGAAAATGGATTTTTTACTCCATATTTAGCTAAATTTTTTTCTTCTCACAAACGTTTAACTATTTCTTTGCTGTGTTTTGGAATATGATATTTATTTAAAATTTTAGTAGTTGCTTTTGTACATTTGTGTCCTAAAATATATCAAGCAGTGTCTTGTAGAGTATTTGGAGCTAAATAAAATTCAATTACTTTTTGTTCAAGTTCTAGAGGAAATTGCTTTATAATTTTCATATTTAATTTAGCAGTTTATTTTAACCAAAATAGAAAATTCCGTCACTAATATCTTTATAATACTCATACTCTTCTTTTTGCTTGCGCTTTTGTTCTTGATCTGTATCTTCAAGCTCTTGATATGTATCTGCATAGATTTTTTGCAGCTCAGCTTGATAGTCTAATATGAGTTGTTGTTTATCTTTTTCTTTAATATCATCTAAGTTTATATTTAACGCAGCATCAATATTGTCACCATAATTAGTTGCATATTCTTCAGCATTTTGAGATGCATTCCATAATGCACCAACAACAGCATCGATCTGATCTTTGCTGCCAGATTTACCTGCATCCGGATGTTCAATGTGACCGTCTGATAGCCTTTCAAGACCAAGAACCTCTTCTGTTAAGAAATCACATTTTTTATAGACTTCTAAACGTCTGTCAGTCATAGTCGTCTTGAAATATGCATATTGTAGTTGCTGTCTTGTCTTTGCATCAACACGGTCAACTGATACAGTCTTAACATCAAAGCCATCAGACTTTAATTCTTGCTGCATCATCGGTCCGCCTCACGTATCACACGAAATGCCTTTGATCGCAAACCCTTGGTCTCTAAGCCACCTGATGAAGTTTCTGTGTTTTGCGAAGCTTATCGAATAGCCCTTAGGCGCTTTGATCGATACAGAGAATGCAACTCTATAATACATTTCTCTTGTAATATCTTCACCTTCGACAGATGGGCGTTTGCCTTTAATCCATACGCCAGCGATACCGGTTTTGTCGCCTTTTCCTAATGAGCCAGATGACATGTCGAGATGTATCCACATCGGTCTTGATCGCCATTCAGGAGGCACCTTACTCAAGTCAAAGAAGTTAGCATATTGGGCATGGTCGTCTGGGTTGTTTCCAACTTCTAATATTTCTTTAGTAAATGGATTTTCGTATTCTGCTTTTATATTATTCCATGAAACGCCTGAAATATATTTAGTAGCAGATGCAGTAGAAATACCAGCAATATCTGTAAGAGCAAGCTCAAGGTTATCTTTAAATTTTTCAAGATATCCACTTGGGACATCAATTATTTTAGTATAGCCTTTTTCTCTATACGCTTCTATATTGGCGCCTTCTGGAATCAATTCATTCGGAAGCACTCGGTCTCCAATAGCAACTTTAAACCATTTACCAGTTTGCTTTCTACTATCAACAACCCACTGAGGTTCATCTACAATAAGAGTTGTTTTACTTTCATTTTTTCTTTTAGTTTCAATATAATCATCTAAGAATGATTGGTCAGAAGCTTTAGAAGAAGCAATAATATTTAATGTTGGTAAGAATTCACCACGAAGGAAACGAGAAGCCATACGAGCATCAACTTGCGAAATAATTTGTTTTAATCTCGCTTTTTGACGTTCGACGTTTGTGCTTCTAGCGTCGAAGTTAACTTCATCTGAGAAATTGCAGAACAACGCACGACCTATGATTTGGTTGTTTGACGAAGCGCAAACGAATTCAATATGTTTATCAGGCACGAATATCATGTTAGTTGTACCATGCATTTCACCGTGGCTCATAAATCAGTCACTAGACAATATCAATTGGTTCAATTTATTGAGAGCAACACCTTTCGCGTTTTCGATGGTGATGTTCATCAATGAAATCGTGATTTTATCAATTGGCTGCATGCCATAATATAAGTATGGGTCTTTCATGCAAAGCAATCTATAAAGCATGTATAATTGACAAATGACGGCGCATGTTGATTTACCAATACCGATAGAGCCAGTCAATATCAATGTATTGTATGCTGTCGTTATATTGTCTGGAAATATTTTTTCAAGAGTTTTTTCTCAGTATGGGAATAATGTAAATCGGCCATCTTGGTCATATAAGCCGTTTCCAAGATATTTTTTATCATGTAGAAATGTATGTATGTCGACCGGAATTTCTTCAAAGTCATTATATTTAAGTTTGTCAAGCAGGTCAGATTTACCTTTATCAGCAATTTCTTTTAGCATGTCAAACACTAATTTTCTTTCTTCTGGAGATAAATTTTCCAATGAAGAAAGGTCTATGTTCTGCATTTTTGCATCAGGGGCAGCCTTTTTTGAAATATCTGTACTTAATTTATCTGACATAACTATACAATATATAATACAATATTTTAAACTATTATATTATTTTTATTTTTCTCCTTTTCTTTCTTTATTATATCTAAACTATTATATCTAAACTTTTTTAACTATTTAATATTAGTCTTTTTTATTATCCTTTTTATCTTCTTCTTGTTTAATAGCGTCTAAATCAATTTTTCCAGTTTCTTTTGCGGGGTTTTTGTTTGTTCCAGGTTTAAATTTGCCTTTATTTTTACTATATTCGTTAATTACATCAATAATACTTTCATCTGTCTGTAAAGTTAAATCTGCATCTTCTGGTAGTATGTTATTTTCTGATGCGTCTTCAATAGTCATACCATATAACTTTGGAAATATAATTTTTAAGAAAGGCTTTTTTAAATTTGTTGAAGCATATATAATATAGTTTTTGATAACTGAGCTGACTTGCATAAGTCACGATCCATTAGCTAAAACGAGTAAAATATGCTTGCATCCGCGACCTTTGTCATCGTTTGGATTTCTAATTCCTTTGCCTGGACCTGGGTCGCTTGCGGTATCATCAACTGAAGTATTATTTACAATGTTTCAGTGGGCAAAGTTGTACTTATAGTCAAGGCAATTACACTTAACATAGATATTTTGTGTATTAAATACCTTAGTTAAAGCTTGAATAACTGTTTTATATTCGAATTGATTTTTATTATTTTTAATGTTTTTAGCAATTTCAGCAACGACGCCTTCCATTTTAATTGAAACTGTATATTGATCAGTCTCGCCTTGAACAGGAATATGGACAATTAGTAAATCTTCTTTGAATAGCTTGTTCATATCAATCTGGTTATACTGTTTAACAGTTCTAGCAATTTTAGAAAGCTTTTTACGTTCAAATCTATTTTTACCACGAGATTGGTCTACATAACTTCCAGCTCCACGAGACTTAGAAACAAGCATATTTCTAGTGTCTTCATGCAAAGTCAAGCTTTCAGTAAGTACTAATTTGCCTGAGTAATAGTAATGCTCTATACTTGCAATTACGCGTTCTTCTATACGATTACTATCATCATATTCTATTTGTTGGTTTCCATTGTATGTAGCAATTCAAAGTGGCCATTCTTCTGTGATATTTCTTGCAATGCGGGCTATAAATTCTGTTATAGCATCATACTGTGCACCAGTTAGTTCATGTCTTGGAAGGTAAATACCTTTAATACCTTTTCCACCATCTCAGCATGTAATCCTAATTGCACCAGCAACTTCCATAAGGAAATTACTTCCATTATTAGTTTTATTTAAATCATCTATTTTATAGGTTTGAGAAATGTAATTAGCAACATTTACGTGCTGATGGCCTTTAAACCCGCCACAAGTGTCTAAAAAATTACCATCTCTTAATACATATACAGCACTGACACTAGCAGGGTTGTTTACAAAACCAAATTGCTGAATAATATCCTTATATATTGTCTTAGCTTGTTCTTTTGTCATATTAACAGGCTCCTTACTTTAGCATTTCTCAGTATAATTTAGCAAATAGATTTAATAAAAATAAAAGAAAAAGCCCAATTTAAGGGCTTTATTTACTTATTTAATTGATAATTATTAGTTAATTTTAATTTTACCAGTTATATTTAATTTTAATGCTGGAATGCCTTGATAAGACATTTTGCTATAATCATATCTGTCTCCAACTTTTGAAACATATTCAACCCAAGGCATACGTCTTAAAGTTGAAAGTATGGAGTTTGCATCTTGCTCACTTATGTTATGAAGCTCAAATATGCCATTTTGATGAACAATTGGCTGATCATGTGCAATTTGTGCTATTTTTATCACATAGTCACGTCTTGTTTTTTCATCTAAATAGAAGTCTTCTGTAATAGACTCATGTAACAGCTCACCAAGAGTTTTCTTAGAGCTTGCATCTTGAATAAGCATTACTGGGAAGTCTTCATCCCAACCGAACATTTCGCCAAGAGCATACATTCTATGTCTGCCTTCCTGACCGCTTAATTCAATATTATCACTAAAACTTATAAATGGTAATGGAAGCTTTTTGCCATATTTTAAGATAACATCTTTAATATGCTTGATTTGTCTTTCATCAGTGCTGATAAACTCAATAATTTCATCTGGGCTCATTCCTTGTATTTTACTGCAAAGCTCAAAATATTGAGTTGGAGTCATTTCTACGATATCATATACAACACCATCATACACAGAATCTGCAGACCCATCTAATAAGTCTTGTGTTCCAAATGTGCTTGCTTTTTTAATATCTATAACGTCTTTGTCATGTGCTTCACCTGTTCCATAGTCTTTGAACTCGTGAGCTTCATCTAAATACTTAATGCCTTCATCTAAAGATAAACGTCTTTCAATAACTTTATTTCTAAGTTCTTTTAATTTATCTAGTAAACCAGCATTTCTAACCTCTTTAAAGGTTAGATTCTCTAGCGAAAATTCACTGCCTTTAGAATGATAAATTCCCTTTTGGCGCATTTCATAGATATTATTAATATACTCATCAATTTCTTCTTCACCATCTGGCATATTATCATCTACTTTTTTAATAATTTCATTTGCTTTATCAATTCAAGGCTTAGCTGCAATATCAATAGCCTTTTGATCAATTTCTGGTACATATGCTTCTTGGGGTTCTTTTATCCATTTATCATACATAACAGAATAAATGCCATTGCTTACAACTGGGTTATCTTCAGTTTCAACATAAACTTCAACTGGGATTCCATAAAAGCTGATATCAAACTTACTTTCAAAAATTCTACGATAGCAATTATAGAGTTTTGAATATAATTTTTCTGGATCATCTAAATCAATTGTTTTAGCCAAAATATGAAGGTCAATATCACTATCTTTTGTATAATTATAGCTTGCATTTGAGCCTGTTAAAATTACGTCACGAACAGTTATTTTAACTTCATCTTCTGCTAAAATTCTTAAAAATTCATTTACAACTTCTTCGGCTTTTTTTCTTACTTCTGGTTTTAATTGCATACCATCAAAAAGCTTTTGATTTAATGTATCATGCTTTTCAATTGTTTCATTCATATGTTTAAAATATTCTACTTGGCCCAATCTTTTTTCGGCTTCTTTTTTAGTATCATATGTTCCCATATTTCTTCCTTTCTCAGATTGAACTTGCCAGTCTCCATTAGATAAATGAACTATTTTTTCTTGTAAGTTTTCAAAAAATCTACATTTATCTAGCATATAGCAAGGCCCACACACAGTATTTATTCGCTTTGCACCTTTTAAGTCAGCCTTTTTAATATATGTTCTGGTATCTGGATCCCATGCATAATCGACTGGCTTATCACTTATTACAAATCTTCAATCTTCAAGTGAAACCGCTGTATCAATATGATTATGATCTATATTAGCAATAAAGTCTCTAGCTTCTTGCTCAGTAGCAAAAAATGGCTCGTCTAATTCAGTTCTATTTGAACCATAGATAGTGCTTCCTCTGACAGATATACCATAAACATTGCCTTGTTTTTTATTTATATATAGATGCATTCTTGCACCTGTTTGTTTTTTGCTTGGATTGTTGTCACCATACTTCATGCTATACTCGATGATACGAAAGAATCCACCATTTGGGTTTTTTACATTTACAGTAATTTCGCCTTTTCTGGAATCCCTAGCTTGTTGAGCAATTTCTTCTGGCCTGCCTATTGCAAGAGCTTCAGCTCTATATTTAGTATATAACGCTCTATATACTTGCTCTCTTTGAGCGACATAATTCATTATTTTACGTAAATCTGTTTTGTCGTAAGGGCGGCGTAATAGTATGTCTTGAATATATTTACCAGCGTAAGGCCAGTCTAAAAGCACCGCAGTAATGAATCTGCGAACCATCTCATATCGATTATTGCCATCATCATGTCCAGAGACTTTCCAAGCAGCTCCAGTTTTTTTGCCTTCTAATACAGTGGCAAAATCTTCTTCTGTTGGAATGCACTTTTCAAATTCAAAATCAGTACTAAGCATTCTTATTCTTCCTTGTTTTCTATTTGTGCCATTCTTGCAGGTAAAACAAACTTATTTTGGCAAGCATCACAGCATCTACCTTCATGCTTATATGGTTCTGGGTTATTTCCATAACCTTCGAGGGGTTCGCCACAAATGCAACAGACTTCTTCCTCTTTAGCTTCTGTTAATTTCTTGCCATATGCATTATAAGATTCAAATTCTAATGCGAATGGGTTTTCGGATTCCTCTAATATAAATTTTTTATCTTCCATATTAGTCGTTCCTTTATCTAGTAATCTTATTTAATGCTTTGTAGTTTGCAATAACTTCCTTGTTTTTTAAGTCGCTTTCTGTAGCTCTGTCATCGTACATGTCGCTGAATGCAGCATCTGACATCATATCAACATTGCCGACCTTTTTACGCTCTTCTTCATGCTTGACAAATAAGTCATAGTCCATAACTTGAACGTGGTTCTTGTCATATAAAACACGGTCGTCCCAATAATAGATAATATCACTTGGCTGCAATAAGTGAACATCTTCATGATCATTTAAGTTCTTTAATGAATAGACAGAACAGTTTTGATCACCAGCTCTAATTAAAGCTTGAATAATGTCTTCTTTATTTCCGCAGAAAATGTTTAATGGCCTAACATAGTAGCGTTTGACATAACGTTTTGCTTCATCTAGCTTGACATTTTCTTCTAAACCTTCTGTTATAACGTTTCCAAATGTTCCAGGTTTACCACTTAAATAGTAAATTTGATTTGTATAAAGAGCTCTAACTTGTGGTTTTAACTCTTGTTTTTCAACATTTCTGTCCATACCTGTTGCAGCATCTAACTGTTGTGCTTCTGCAGTTGCTGCATCTTGTTCGAGCATTTTATTTATTTTGCCTGAAAAGTCTTTCATTGTCCAACGTCTGCTATATGGATATTGTTTTACGTAATCAAATGGGTCCATATTTGCTTTATAAGCATCTAGCACATCTTTTAATGATAAGCCTTTATATTTTTCTTGGAATTCAAAAATATCTTTAAAGCCGAGTTTTTTAATCTTTTTTAGATCATCACTTGAAAGTTGGTTATCTTTTGCAAAAGCCATTTCCATGATCTTTTTATATAAAGTATCTTCTAATAATTCACGTTTTACTTTTCTAAAGCCTTTACCATCTTTTAGATCTAAGAAATATGTAACTTTTGGTTTCGATCCTACTTTTGGATAGAAAAGTATTTTACTTAAATCAATCTTAGACTTAACAACTAATTTACCTTCATCGTCTTTTTTGTAGACTGGTAGGCCGTTTGCATCTACTTTTGGATTTCCTTGATCATCTACTTCTTGTTCATATTCATAATTATAAGCATTATCTTTTTTCTGATTAAGTGTAAGTTTATTTGTTTGTTTATATTTAGCACTAAACTTTTCGCCCTCTTTATTTAGTTGATGACCTTCAGCACCATCTTTATATGTATCAATTTGACGTTGGGCATTTGCAAGACGATCAGCATGGTCTGCTACATTTGCATCACCTGTTGCATCACGATAATCTAATCCGGTATAACCTTGCAATTGAGTTGTTTTAATTAATGTAAATAACGTATCTAATTCCTTATAAAAGTATACTGGGCTTACATAACCAACTTCAAATAACTCTTCTGGGCTCAACTTACTTACAAATGCTTCTACATCATCTTTATTTAATAATTTTATTTCTGGCGGTAACTCAAAACTACCTTCTAAATGATGTGAATAAAATGTATCTTCATTTAATGACTCATTAATTGCTGCACAAACAGCTTTAAGTCTTGCTACTAAGTTTTTATCTGCAATATTAGCCGCAAGCAATGATTTTAACTGAGTAAGTGTTATATCATAATTTTTTAATATGCCATCTTTTATTTCAGTTGCTAATGTATTATTTCCACTAAACAATGCAATTAGTAAATATATAATTATATTTGCCCAGCGATTATCTAAAATAGCTTCTGCATTATTTTTGTTTAAGTCTACAAATTTAGCGTCGGCAATATCTACCCCACTGGCATCAATTATAATATAATCTGCTTTTAATTTGCTTGGTTTGATATAGCTATCCCAACCATGTAGTCTTAAAGCATCTTCCATAACTTTTCTAGCTTTTGGCATGTTATGAGAAATGCAAATATCATAATTAAATAATATTTTTTCTAAGCTAGCAGAGCCAGCATTAAATCCACGAGTGCCTGCTTCTAATTGTCTCATTTTAGACAATTGTGTAGAATAATCTAAATGAGCTTCAGTTAAGCTTTCACCTACAGCTCCGCCTTCACCTGCAGAACTACCTGCATCACCAGAAGCTTCTCCACTATTTTTACTAGCAACAGGGCCATCTGGTAAAGTATCACCTACAACTAAATGTGGATGGTCTTCAGCATTTCCTAAGCCATCTGTTCCCATACGTTTATTGAAATGCTTTATATTTAAGGCAGGATCACCAGTGGTAATTGTTAAATAGCCACCAGGAATAATATTTTTATTTTTCTTCTTCTTAGCTTCGGTTAATCCATGGCCTTCCCAGCAAGAAAGATGTTCACAGTCAGCTCTATTGAACAAGTCTCTAGTAGCTTCAATAACATGTGGGTCGCATGAGTTGCCATTAAATAAACCAGTATTACACATGTTGACTGTTTGATCTGTATTTGGAACTTTAATTAAATAGATTTTTGTTAATTCGTCGCATCCGCAGTCATCATATTGTTTAGCTAAGCTATCATAAGCAGATTGCATTAAAACGTCATCTGTATCAAAAGCTTCAATATAGCCTTGGTCAAAACTGCCATGTTTAAAAACAACAATAAATAGATTGTCTAAATCTTCTACTTCAACTGGGTTCCAATTTTCATCAATTTCAATCTTTTTTGCCATGCTGTTAGTCTCCTTAAATATAGTATACAATTATTATTTTCTTTAAAAGATGCCGAGCAATTGATGAAAGGATAAGTTCAATTGCTCAAACATCATATAATTTAGCAAATAAAAATAAAAAAGAGCCTAAACAAGCTCTTTTTTAATATTAAGTTATTAATTATTATTTTTCAATATCAGCGTCGATTTTAGGTTGCTCTACTGGGTCTTCACCATCGCCATATAATTCTTTTTCAGTAACAGGTTCACCAATAGGGTCATCAAAATCTACGAAGAAATCAGCAACTTCTGGTTTTTCAAATTTTCTAGCACCTTCAGCTTCTGGTGCGCCAAATTCAAATGGAGTATTGAATTCACCATCATCTGCAGTAACTTGGTCTTCAGCTGGTTCGGTGACTACTGGCATTTCAACTTCAACTGGAGGAACTTCACAGTCTGGGCCTTCACATTTAACTGAGGTCTCTTCTGCAGCTGACTCAACTGGAATAGTAGCAACTTCTTTACCACTATCATCAGCAATATGAATCTCGTCGCCATCAATGTGAATATCAACATCTTCAGTTAATTTATTGTCAATGTCAGTATCTAAGTAGTCTTTGGCTTGAAGGTGTGCTTCTAATTGACCAATACAAACTAAATATGCATCAACAAGAGCTTGAAGTAATCCTTCAACTTTTTTAGTTCCGCTAAATGACTCTTTAATTGAAGCAATAGTTTCTTTTAAATAACCGACATCATCCCAGCTACGACTAACAAAGTCTGTTAAAAACGAAATCGGTAATTTTTCTTTAGATTCTTTTAAATCTGCCATAAAGTATCTCCTTATTTATATTATACAGTTTCACCTGGTTTAAATGATGCTTCGTAATTTCCTTTTGCACCTATTAGGTGAGAAACACATGCTGGAGCATTTATACCACGTTTTCATAAAAACCAAACACAACCATTTACACCGATGGTTGGGCCATTTATAGCGCTGTATTGCATATCACTATCTGTTAATATAACAACATTATCAGCATTAGTAGCTTGAATATTTTTAAGTATCTCACGTCATGCGCCAGTACCACCTTCACCAAGTCTATAATCATGCGCATTATTTGTTACAATATCGTCAAAATACCATAAATCAAGCTTGCATAACCCAGTATCTACATATTTTTTCTTTACTGTTGCTATAACACTTTTGCCTGTCTCAATATCTGCTGAATTTCATGAACCTGATTGATCGAAATAAACACATATTCTTGGAATCGCCTCATCTAAATCAAGCTTTTCTATGTCTGCTTTCATGATGATGCCCTCATCTTCATATTCAGTATTTATTTCATCATATGTCTGAAATTCTTTTAATACTTCGTCTACTTGGTTTTTAATTGCCTCTGAGAAACTGATTTCAAATTGGCTTAAACTCATGTAGTGTCCATATTGGTCTAGTTCTTTTTTACGAGCTTTAACTGCTTGTTTTTCTGCTTTTACATCAGCTGTTGTTTCAGTATCTAAGTCGCGCCTTGCTATACGGCTATTTGCCCAGCTAGCAATTCTTGCTTTACGCTCTTTCATATCATCGACTGTGCTTACTGGATGAGCTTTTTCAATCATATCAATTGTATCATTTACTAAATCGCCAAATTCATCATCTGACATATCACGTAAGCCTCTAGCTTCTCTTAATTTTGCTTCTGTTAAGCTTTCATTTTTGGAGTTATCTAGTAAATCCTTTAGGCCATCAATAGCACCACGCTTTGCTTCTCCATTTAAGCCTTTTAATTGTTTTATTATATCTTCTACTGTAGCGTCTCTCGGATCTTTTCCATTCGGACTACCAATATTTAATTGTGGAATATCTTCATCGTCTGCAAATGGATCTTTTATTGGCTCATCATCTGAATTAGCATCATCTTGGTTATTTTCATCTTGATCTGAGCCATCTGAGCTGCCGCTATTGCTATTAGATTTACCATCTGACTCATCTGAATCATCATTTTTGTTGTTTTTTTGGCCTTTACCATCAGCGTCGCTTTTTTCAGATTTATTATCTGCATCTTCAGTCCCATTCGAGTCTGTGTCGCTGCCTGATTTTTTATCTGCGTTATCGGGATCAGCTGAGTTAGACTTGTCAGTATTATCATTATCTTGGCTATCTGAATCATCAGCATTTGATTTTGAACGATTATTATTAGTATTACTGTGGTCGCTAGATGACTTGTTATTATTACTGTTATTAGTATTGTTGTCACCAAGGTCTAGCTTATAGTCATCACCATCATTATTATTTTTATCGCTATCTTTATCTGCTTTATCATCATCAGCATCGGTACCTGCATCATCAATGTCACTACCTTTAGTGTCATCTTTATTTTCAGCGTCTTCTGCATCTTCTGCCTGTTTATCACTAGCCTTACTATCAGTATCAGTAGACTTAGGGCCAGCGTTAGGCTGAACTGGGTCACTGTCTAATGTATCAATATTAATATTTTTGACTAAATCTTCTAATTCTTTAGCACGAGTATTTAGCTGGTCTGCTAATTCTTGATCACCATTTCCAGCAGCAATATTAGCAGCTTTTTTAGCTTCTTTAGCTAAACGTGAGAGATCTACAGCACGTTTTTTTAGCTTGGCGGCTGTTTCTGGATCTCCTACTTTTATAGCTTCAGTAAGAAATGATTTTACTTTAATTGTTTTCATAACTTACTCCTTTACTTACTTATTTCATCATAAATACGTTGAATTTCGCCAGCATATTTAGGATCTGATAGGGTTTTTTTAACTTTCTCATATCAAGTATTATATTCTTCTAGTGTTGGTATAATTGCTTTTAAGCAATCAATTGCCAAGAATTTTTCTTCCGGCGTATAAAGCTCCATGATAACCTTACCTTTTTTATTCTTAATATCAAATCTTACAATAGGATTTGACTTTGCGATGTTAATAACTAAATCCCTAAGGTCTTGCTTAGTATAGCCATTAGCTTCCTCGAATTCATTTAGCATATCGGTAATAATTTCTTGATATACGTCAGGTAATGAATCATACTTAACTATACAAACACTTTTGCCTTTGTCATATGGTGCAAAATGATATAAAGCTTTGTTTTGTATAAAATCTTCGAGTGTCCCAAAGAAATTAGTTGGATGCTTTGTATCAGTATAGCTGTTTAAATTATTAACTATTTCGCGTGAAATAAAATCTTTGTTTTTTCCAAAGCTATCAGATGCTAAATCTAGCGTATCAAATGCGGCTAAAATTCTTTGTTGAACATTGTTTATTTCTTTTTCAAGCTCATCATACATCTGTTCAACCTTTAGGTCTACTCAGTCTGCACGGTGGCTTTCAGTAACAAGTCCTTTAATTAATTCGCCACCGATTAATAGATTCTGAACAGTTACCTTATCTTCTGCAGTATATCTTTTATTTGATATTTCAAAATCTTCGATGATATTTAAAAGCTGATGAATAGAATTACTCATCTTAATATGAGTGTAGTATTTTTCACCATATTTAGCAACAATTTTATGCATCATTCTTATTTGATGACACATAAGGTTATGTGCTAATTCATGGCGCATTAAAACACTTAACTGATAGAACAAATTTTTATCATTAGTTACGAAGCCGCTACTTACATAAATAGTATTATTTTCCCAGTCGATTGCAGCTGTCATTTTTGGATCTTCTTCTCTGTCTACGATTTTAACTAAAAAATCTTCCAAACGAGCTGCATACTTAGCATGATGATGACCATGACCATCATCTTTAAGTAATGCAATTAACTTTTTTTTGAGCTTTCGTTCATTATCAGTTATAAATTCTCTCTCTGTTGCTTCTTTAATCGTTTTCATGTTTTATATGAATCATCCATCTATCTTGTTTAAGATGTCTTGTACATCACTTGATGTAGCACCACCAACTTTATTTCCGGCTGCTGCAACGTCATCATCTTCAAAATCTTCATCGTCATCTTCAATATCAGTGTTAGATGTTGCGGCTTTTGCATCTGCTGTATCATTAGCTTGATCAGCTGCGGGCTTTTTAACTAAACCATAGTCTTGCCATAATTCGTTTTCATCTACAATATAAGAATCTAATATGTCATGGAACATATCTACGACACGTTTTGATAAGCCACTGTCATTATCAACCCAGTCTAAGAATTTTTTTGGATCACCACCTGATAAATCAATAGCTTCTGTGAGGCTTCTTGCTGTTAAGTAGTCAGCTTTTTCAAGCCAAATTTGATTTGCGTCACCTCTTTCATCAAATCTAAAATCATCGTGATTTAAGATATAATTTGCAAGTTCATACTCTTTTATTGCAGTTTTTGCTTCTTCTAATTCTCCAGCAGATAATTCTTTGACTGGTCCAACAAAACCAGTACGTCTGTTTGATGCTATGCTATTTGGAGGAACTATATCTAAATCTAGTAAATCGCTTTTAATTTTTCCATCAAAATAAGAAAGAGAGCTTTCTTTAGTGGAGTCGAATTGCCTTTTAATAATAAATCTGTTTTTCTCAGCAGGCACCAATTCACCAACACCAGGGTCATGGAATTGATCACCGTATGGGTTAATACAAACAACAGAAAATAATAAATTTTGTCTGAAATTTAGTGCACCACTTGCATTTCTCTTTTCGTTAAAGACAGACATAAAAGGTCTTCTCAATTGTTGCGATTTTTGTCTATTTAATTCATCGACAAATAAAACGCATTTTCCGGCTAATTCTGGGTGTTTTGTATATAATAATTTTTCTAATTGCTCTAAGTTATAAGCATAAGTAATTGCAGCACCTTCAGAGGCGTCTTCTTTATCAAAATTTAAGTCTCTAAGCGGAATACCATTTATAGATGCTTCAATTTTTGGGTCAGTAGCATTAAACGCAACTAAGGTCAATCCATTTTTTGAGCATCAGTTTTCAACAATAGCAGTTTTACCAGAGCCAGGAAGACCTTCAACTAAAACATTGCCTGTAAACTTAATATCTCTTTTTGTTCCATATACAGCTTGAGAGGCTAATTTACGCTTTGCATAAGCATAAGCTTCGTCTAAGGCTGCAGTAAGATCATTTTTTATTTCAGCATCTTCATAGTCTAATTCTGGGTCAATAGCGAGAACTGCTGTTTTTGCACCAATAGCATCAGCATTACCCTTTATTTCATTAGCTAGTTTATCAGCTTTTGCTTCGGGCATATTAGTTTGATCTTGAATTTCATCAGAAACTTCTTCTTTATTTGCAGGGTTTACTTCGTCTTCTAATAGCTTAGCTTCAGTTAATTTTTTAATCTTCATATTTAATTCTCCTATTACTGTTAGTCCTTAGTAAATAATTCTTCAAATTTTTTTCATTTGTCTCTTGTAGTTGGTTTTTGTTTAGTAGCTTCTTCAACTTCTTCAACTTCTTCTTCAAGACTTTCATTAATCTTATCGGCAGAAATATAGACAGGGCCATATTCTGTTCCGATTTTATAATAGCCTTTTACAAGTGCTTTCTTTTGAGTAACACCAACTGACATAGAAGTTAATGAAGACCAAGGCACCCTATTTAAGAATGCATCAGCATCATTTTTATTATCAAAGAAAATTTGTAAATAACCGTAGCCTTTTGCTTTACCAAATAAAAGCTTATTAGTAGATCCAGACATATATTTCCTTTGGTTAATAGCTTCGACAGGTCTAATATATGCACAATCTTCAACAGGTGTTTGGCCGTTGAAGCCATTGATTGTGAATACTGGGCTGCGTAATGTTATTTTTTGACCAGGTGTTCCAATTAAATCAACTGCAACGCCAGATAATGGACCTCTTTGCTTATATGGATTATGTGGCTGCTTTTTGCCAGAAGTGTTTTGTGGCTGTTGATTTGCTTGTGCAGCTTGTGGATCAGCAGAAGCAGAAGTATCTACCACTGTATCATCATCAGCAGCAGCATTTTCTGGCTCATTATTGCCATAATAAAATAAATAATTGTCTCATAAAACTCTTCCGAGAATTGAATTATTTTTTATCTCGTCCATTTCATAGACCATTTTATCTTTATTTAACCACCACCAGTTATTTTCTTTACACATCCAAGCAATGTATTTTGCAAGCTCTTCTGGGGCTTTTCTCACTCATTCAAATCTATTTGTAGATAATACATTTGGTGTAAACGAGCAATGACTTAATTGCTTTAGTGCTTCATCATAATTTGCGAAAGCTTTTACATCAACAACTCTTTTGATAATTGCATCACAAATAGTTTTTGCATATGGTTGATATTTTATACGTTTATCATTAACAGGGTCTTGCCCATACATATAACGATATTTTGAAATAGTTAATGTACGTTTAGGTGCTAAAATACCGCCTCATACAAAAATATCGTGGAGTCATGCTTTAGCTACTTTTATTTCATCTGTATTTAAAATCGCTGCCATTTAATATCTCCTATCTTAAACTACATTAAATCAATTAATTTAGCAGATAAATTAGCAGATAAATATCTTAAAATAAAAGCCAGTATAATAATTTACTGGCTTATGTATTAATTAATTTTAATCAATGTTTAGGATTCCATGACACTTTGGATATTTACTGCAGCCATAAAATAGCTTTCCAAATCTATTTCTTCTAACTACCATTGGAGCGCCGCATTTAGGACATACTTTTTCTTCAGTAGAGACAGAGCTAGCTTGAATCTCCTTATTATTTTTAATAGTATTTTCTAAAGTATTATAGAAATTAGTTAAGAACTGAGACTTTGTTTCTTCGCCAGATGCAATTTTATCAAGGTCTTCTTCCATTTTTTTAGTATAGTCTGTATTAATTATATTATTAAAATTTCTATCTAAGAAAGCAGCTAACTGCATACCTCTTTCTGTTGGGACAATAGACTTATCTTGAAGCTCAGCATATCCTCTTGTAGTACTTAATACTGTTTCAACAATTGTAGCATACGTACTTGGACGACCAACGCCCGAAGTTTCAAGCTTCTTGATTAAAGTAGCTTCTGTAAAGCGTGGAGGTGGGGCACTTTGTCTCATAACTACAGTTAAACCATTACCTAAATATTCTTCTTTTAATGTTTTAGCCATTAGTTTTTACCTTTCTAATAAATTATTTATATCATTTTTTATTATTATACTTTATAACACAATAATTTAAAGCAAATTTAATATCATCTTTTTTAAAATGCTGACTTATTGTAATCAGTTACATAGTTTAATAATTTTTATTCATTTATTACATGAAGTTTTTCACCTTTTGTAAATGTTTCTTTTACAATTTCAGAATCATCTTTATCATCATCATCTTTATAGGCGTAAACTTCTCTGTAACCTAAGCTTGTAATTTCTTTTGAGACTAAAATAAACTTTTCACCATTATTATCTATTAAATATTGGGTCTCAGAAATCTTAGCATTTGGCAAGGCTGCAGCAATAGTTCTTTGCCAAATTAATTTATAGACTTTTTGATTTAATGAATTGCTATCTAACTTAGCGTATTCTTCAGGTGTTAATGAAGGATCAATTACTCTTAAGCATTCATGACCTTCTTGAGCATTTTCTTGCTTCTTACCAACTCTTGGTTTTGTCCAAGCTTTTTTACCATAAGTTGACTCAATATATGTTTGTAAAGTTGGAATAAACTCAGGTGCAATAGTTGTATCATCTGTTCTTATATAAGTTATAAAAGAAAGATGACCTTTACTAGTGTTTATACCTTCAAAAAGTTTTTGAGCAACAGCCATAGCGTCTTTAACCTTTAAGCCAAGCTTGCTTGAAGCTTCTTGTTGGAAAGTTGCAGTACAGAATGGAGGTTTTGGTGACTCTTCTTTTTCTTTTTTCTTGATAGATTCAATTACATAGTCTTTAGTACAATGAGCTTTAACAGCATTGACTTCTTTTTGTGACTTAAGGTGGTCTATATTTCCAATTTGTTCATTACCAGCAAATTTAGCTTTAAATTTAGTTTTATTCTTTTCAAAGTTAACATATAAATCAAAATAAGTTTCTGGAATAAAGTTTTGAATTTCACGTTCTCTATCAGCTACAAGCTTTAACCCGACACTTTGACAACGCCCCACTGATCTTGCACCAATATATGTTTTAGCAATTGGTGATAATCTGAATCCGAGCATCTTATCTAATGTCAGTCTTGCTAGCCCAGCATCAACTAAATTATCATCCATAGGAATAGGATTTTCTAACGCATTAATAATAGCTTTAGGCGTAATTTCATGTGTAATAGCTCGTTTATATTTTGTCTTTGGAATATTTAAAAATTTAACCAGACTCCAACTTATGACAAATCCTTCGCGGTCCGCATCAGACATTAAGTATACTAAATCAGCTTCTTTAACAGCTGCTTTTAAATCTTGAACTACTTTATACTTATCATCTGCTACTCTTAGATTTAATTCAAAATCTTTAGCTGGCTCAATTCCAGAATTATAATATGTTCCACCATTGGCTAATTCCATAATATGACCAGCAGAAGCTAATACTTTAATATTAGAATAGCCAGCTTTTTTTAATATTTCTTGTATGGTTTTTGTTTTATTTGGGCTCTCTACCAAAATTAATATATTTTTTGTTTTATCTATTTGCATTTATTTTTTCCTGTTATTCTGCCAGGCTTAAAGCCTTCTGGGCACTCCTTTTCAAATATTTGAATTATTCCGTTATTATATCAATGTCTACCTAATATCCTTTATGTCTTTATAAGGTTCGACTTTTAATTCCTTTTCAAGAATATCTCTAATAAGCGCAGAAACCGTCTTATCCCTGTTAAATGCTTCTACTTTCAAGGCTCTGCGTAAGTCTTCTGAAATTTCTACGCTAATAATTTTTTTATTATCCTTTTCCATAATAGCACTTCCTATCGCTTATTTTTTGGGTTGTTTGGGTTCTTTGCCCATGCTTCATAAATAAATGAGACAACTGAATTACCTTTTGTAACAATTTTTCTTGTATCAAAGTCAATAGTATCATCTGTAGAAACTCTGTAAATTCCTAAGATTTTACGAGAGCTGAATTCGATAGCATAAATTTCACCATTTGGTTTATGGTCTAAGATACCGATAATTTGTCTAGTATCAAAGTCCCTAATATATTCTTCTTGTGGCATAATTATTTTCTCCCTTTATATTTACGGCTTTTATTAGCAACTCTTATTGTCTGAGCTCTGTTATATGCTTTATTAGCTTGATCTGCTTTTTTAAGCGATAAAGCAGCGATAGTTTTTGCTTTCTGTGAAACTTCTTTACCAACGATACTTGCATGGCCTGTAATAACCTTCTCTGTAAACTGTAACTCTTTATACTTCTTTTCTAACTCTGGGTCAGCTTTAACTGCATCTTCCATTGCTTTAGCTCTAGCTGGAATATATTTAGTTTTATAAAAGTCGACTACCTCATTGATTTCTTCTTCAGATAAGTCAGATAATGAACCATCATGCTCAACATCTGAAACAAGCCCAAGCTCGTCTGGTGTGACGCCGTCTAATAAATGGCAACTTTGATCAAATAGTCTAGCAGCAGCACCTAAAAGTTTATTTTCTTCATATTTGAATTCATCGGTATAATAAACAACTGTAATTTCTTCCGGCCTGGTAATAAGAATTTCTTTACCTGGCATACTGATGAAGGACTCTGGTCTAATTACATATTTATCTTTTTTAGTTACGATTGGATTAATAAAAGTCTTGATTGTATCATTAAATCTAATACAAAATATTTTAGACTTAATTCCAATTTGAGGCGCAGTTAATGTAAGAATTGTTTTATCATTTTCCATTACTTCTTTAATTTTAGTAATAATTTGTTCACCTTCTTCTTTTTCAACGCCCTTTTCAGTTAAAAATTTTAATGGCTCTGCGGGGTCAGCTAATATGTTTAAATCAGTAATTATTTTTTCCATATTGTCTCCTAATACTTCATTTATATTATACAATATATACAATAAATATTTTTAATAATTTAATAATTTATTAAAAGGATGAATAAGCTATTAACTTATTCATCTTTAAGCTTTTTTAACTCTGCTCTGAACTTATCAAGAGCGTTTTTATTTTCATCTTCAACAGCATCAGCATCTGCTCCTCGCTTATGAAGCTCCTCTAGTAGTTTCTTATTTTGCTTGTTGTATTTTGCTTTTTTAGACTTTTTTGCTGGGAGCTCTAATAAATACATAATATAAGTAAGTCTGTCAAGATTAATTTGATACGGAATTAACTCTTCTTTAGCTGCTTGCACTTGTTCTTCTGTAATAAAACCGTTTTTCAGTGCTTCATTGAAATCTGCTAAGTCTGCTTCTAATTCAGCTGCTTGTGCTTGAACTTTGAAATAATACTCTTTAACATCTCTTACTGACATATTAAGCCCTTTCTAATGTTGCTACAAAGTTATAGTCTTTTGGAGTTTGTTCTAATGCTTCATCGATAGTTATAACTCTAGCACTATATATGAACTTTTGTCCATCATTTAAGAATAGTTGTATTTCACGATGAATAGCTGCTTCTTTATATTTAAATTGCTTGACATCTAAACTGAAGCCACTAGCTAATTCTGTGAGGTCTGTAACAGCACCCCATTTAAGAATAGTAGTCATACCATCAATAGTTCTAACTATCATATAATAATCACCTGGAAGCTTTATGCCTTTGCCAGCTTGATAATAGCCACTGGCGCATATAGCACAGTTACCAGGTTCATCAACTGCTAATGAAGCCGTAAATGTCTTTGTTCCGCTATAATCGTAAATCATTAATTTGTTCTTTCTGCTATCTTTAAATAATATGAATCATTGTCGAAATCAGCAAATAAGAATATGTCATAAGTTATATTATTATCATCGACTTCAAAATAATTTGTGATTTTCGTAGTGGTTTCACTAGTGTTTTTTGCAAATTCTGGAAATTCAGTATTTATTGCATTCTTATCTAATTTGGTATACATTCTAGCATAATCATTACTATCTTTTAAATTGATAACATAGAAATGATCTTTATAGCTTCCTGTTTCTTGAATGTCAAGTTTTTTTAAAACATCTTTGATATTAGTCATCGTCTTCATCCTCTTGTAGGTTTACTGCTTCATCAGTCGTAGCTGTATTATTATTAATACTGCTTAAAATACTCATAACCGCATTTTTAACTTTGTCACGCGACTCACGTGGCACTCCATCTAATTCAGTGCCGATATTATTTGTTTGCGTATTAATTTGAATAAGCGGTTTTTCTGGAGCCGCAGTAATTGTCTTTGCACCACGATCAATTAAGTCTTGAATAATTTTAACTGCTTGCATTAATTCTTGATTTGAGATTTCATCTGGTCTATCTGTAACTCTTTTAGACAATAGTCCTACTAGGTTGTCTTGAAGTTCATTTAAGCTATCAAGACGCACCATAGTCTTCTTATTCATATTTGTAACAAATAATTGTGCTAAATCTCTATTCTTATCTGCATCAGCTGATTCAACTGCAATTATTTGATTTAAAATTTCTAATGACTCTTCATTTAAACCTTTAGTATCAATAGCAACAAGCGCCGTAGTCCCTTCCGCTTTTTCTTCGGATGAAGCTTTATTAGGCGCTATAGTTTCTTCTAACTTCACCTGATTCATACTTAAATTGCCTCTTCTACTGCTGTAACAAGTTTATTAACAAGTGTTTCTTCTAAGTCTTTTTCAAGTGGATCAATATTGTTTGTAATACTTGCTTTAATAGCATTTTTTAAGTCTTTACTTGGGACGAATTTACATTGCATATCAATTAAATCAACGCTTAATGTACCAATGCCAATATTGATAATTACTGCTTGTTCTCCGGCTAATTTAGCATCATTAATAATACTGCCAATACATAGATTAGCTTTTGAAACAAGCTCAGTAGATACTTTATTTGGAATTTTTAATAATGTTCCAACGTCATTAATTAAGTTTGGTTGTCCGTTCATAACTTTCTCCTAACCATCAATTTTCTTTAATACTGCAAGTGGATCTTTATCATTTAATAACCACACGCTTTTATGAATTTCTTTTACATAAAAGTCATAAGATCTGTCTAATTTGTGCTGAATACAGTGCGCCATTATTTGATATGGTTTATATTTATTAGTAAATAATTCTTTAATAAATAATAAACGTGTTTCAAATGTGCGGTCAGCCTCTGGAAATTTATCGCTTGCCATTTAATTGACTCCTATCTACATTATATTGACGCATTATAGGCAATATTTGTAAATATAAATTTGTAATTTTTTCCAGCTGCTTTGGGGTAACATCTTCTAATCTAGCCTGTGCATCTACTAGCGAATTACCCTCAATATTAATATATTGGTACAATAATAATGCATTTACCATTGTAGCGAATTCATCTTCTGTCGGAATTTTAATTGTTCTTCCCGCAAAATAAGTTAAGAGTCTTGTTAAATTGTTACCGTCTAATAAATAGCATAACTCGCTCAATACTGCATACTCTGGGACATCTTGTAGCTTATAGATTATGAATAGCATAAGCGAGTAGATATCAGATAGATGTAATACATTTAAATTTGCTTTAATACTAGTCTTCATAATCCGTCCTTTCATCATTTTGATTCCATAAGATATAGTCAACTACATCATCACTAATATCTGCGGCATTATGGCATTCCATTATTTCAGTCATAACTGCTGAGTAGAATTCTTTTAATAATATTCTAATATAACTTGACATTGATTTAGGAAGCTTTCATAAGATAATTGTTGGAAGTTCCGGGTCAAGCTTCTTTTTAACTCTAAGTGAATTGATTGTATTGAGCATTAATGAAATCTTAAGTTTTTTATAGTCTGCTGATTTAGGGCTAAACGGTGATTTCTTTAGAATATCATCAATCATGCCGCTGATATTTTGAAACGAATTTATAATATAATTTTTAAATTGTTCATTAACACCTTGGTTAGCCTTAATATGGTCTCGCATTTGCTCTTTAAATGTAAATGCATCGAATTTCTTAGACACGAATTCTTCTGAAATGATTTCTCTGAACGTTTCATTTTGGTATTCGATCTTCATCGGATACAATAATGCTTTTATGTAGTTTAAGCAAGACTTAATTGGCTTGATTTCTTTGCCTTTAATTGTCTTACCTGTGTTTCACAAGTTTTTTCTAAGAGCGAAGTATATTCGATTAGCACTATAAAATGCATATGGGTCATAATCTTGGAAGTTGTTAAACATACACTTCTTTATAGCTAATGCTTTAATTACTAGCCATATATAGTTATATACTTTATCTTCTATCTCCGGATGTTCGCCTGGATTTACTATATTAGGAATGTTAGCATCGATTCATATACACAAGTCGGTATATTTTAAGTTTGCTGGCTTTTTTCATTGCATATATTGTTCTCCTATATTATTTATTATATTATAATTTATTATATATTATATTATACAATATTTAATTTAAAAATAAAATTTTAGCCAATAAGGCTAAAATGTTTTTCATTATAGCACTTAATTTTTTATTATAGTCATTGCATAAAAGGTCTTTAATATATTAATAAGCAGTAATTGTACTAATACCGTTAGTGTCTTTGACTACTTTTACTTCTGAATCTATTTGTAAATCTAAGCTATCTGTATGGTGGCTTACAATAAAAACAGATTCAATATCAGATAATACTGTATTAAATAAATTAAACATTGCTTTACAGGATTTTTTGTCAAGGAAATCTAAAACTTCATCTAATACTAAGATATTTGCACTAGAATTTAAGTAGACGCTTAACATATCTCTTATTGCAAATTGTAAAATTAAATCAACTCTTTGCTTTTCACCACCAGATAAATTATCGAACATCTTGCCTCCATAAGAAATGTCTAATGCATTTCCGTCTATGTAGACATTTAGATCTCTAGTTTCAAAAACGATTTCACTGTAGTCCTTTGCCTTTTTATCTATATAGTTTATTATATTCGTTAATAGATAACCACGGAAATCACGCTTTACCAGTGAGTCCATTTTTTTGACAACTGCTAAATGAGACTGTAATTCTGCTTTGGCTGTATCTGTCAATGTAATTAAGTTTTTTAGGCTTGTGATTGAAGAATTCAAATCAGTGATGCTTTTTGACAATGCTTTTTGATGGGTATCCCAATTAGCCTTATCATACACAAGCTTACTGTATTTTTCTTTTTCAACGTTCAAACTTTGAGTATCATCATTTAATTCATTTATTATATCATTAAACTCTTTTTTAAGCTTAATAATATTTGAATTAATGGTTTGCTCTTGACTTGAAAAGCTTTCATTTATTTCTTTCGTAAAGCCTTGGTGCTTTATTTCTATTTCATTAATTCTTGCAACAAATGGCATCAAGCTTTCTGTCAAGGTCTTTACTTGATTTTCTTGACTAGATGTATCTGGCTTAACAGCACCTGGTAATTTTTGGCCACAGGTTGGGCAAACGTCCTTGACTGCTTTTAGTCTTCTGATTTCAGCATTTAAATTGCTAATTGTAGTTTCAGCTGTTAATTTACTTTGTTTTACAGGATCGATTGCTTCGTGATATTTCTTGAGCTCTTCAGTGATTACTGCCCCTTTTTCTTGAGATAAAGCAATTAGTTCTTTATTCGCTTTGTCAAGTTCATCGTTTTTGATGTTTTTCGCCTCAGTTAATTTTGTAATATCTAGGCTAATAGACTTAATCAATTTATCACTTGCTTCTATGTCAGCTTCGAAATTTGGCTTGACTACAGTATTGAGCTCATTTTCCGCTTTGGCTAGTTCTGATTCTGCCATTTTAAGCTTCGTGCCATTAAGTAATAAACTATCTTCACATTCCCTAATTTTTGCATTTAGTTCATTTTGCCTTGACTCTACCCTCGTCTTGATATCTTCAATCATAAAGTCAGACTTAGTTAGTTTCTCAAGCAATTCTTTACGTCCGCTTGGGCTGAATGATGAAAACTTGTTCGGCATACCTTGCGAAATAATAACAACAGAAGATAAATAATCATTAGTAATGTCTGGCAAAAGATCTGCTAGTTTTTTTTCAGATTCTCTAAAAGTTTTACCTGAAAGGTTAATATTATTTTTTATAATTTCTAAATATTTTGCCATTAATTTATCTCCTTAAACTGTAAACCATTTCGCAATTATTGAATCAAATTTTGTCAGAATGATGTTTATCATAAAAACTATTTTTAGCTTTCGTTATTTTTCGCCTCTTTTAACAATATATTCATCATTATTTACTTTAAAATAAACTTCAACATACATTTCATCTAAATTTTCAATATTAACATTTTGAAGATTGGAAGTAATTCCTCTACTGGTTTCTCCAGTTAAAGCCCAAATAATTGCTTCGAAGATAAAACTTTTTCCACTTCCGTTCGAGAGTGCATTGTCTTTTTTAAAGCTATTTCTGCCTGAGACTAAACAAAAACCTTTGTTTTTTAAATCTAGTTCAGCATGCCCATAACTTCCAAAATTATGCAATATTACTTTTTCAAAGTCTATAAAATTAGTCATTTGTAGTCCAACCTTCTATATTTGTCATAACTAATTGCCAAAAATTTCTCCAATGAAAACTGCGTTCAGAATTATATTTTTTGGCAACTTCTTCTTCTGATTCATCTGTAAGTCTTTCGACTACGCCACCGTTTAACTTGTAATAGTTCATTATGCAGGTCTTGTATTTGTCGTATTCACTTACTGCAGCTACCAAAGTAGCGACTTTCAGATCTGTTGATTCTTGATTTTCAGTGCTGCCTCCATTAATAATATAATGGTCTCTTAAAAATCTTAAGTACATAATAAAATAACTTAGCCCATTGTCTAAAGTAGAAAAATTAGCTTTATGCTCAGCTAATAATTTTTTATTATATTCAGAACGTATTAAATTATAATCTTTTTTAGTCATAATCTTTTATATTATACAATAATGTATTTTTAAATCTATTTTAGCACTTCTGCTAGCTCTTCTTCAAGAATTTTATTGTTTTCTAGTTTTTCTCTGCAACATTCTGCAAACTTCACACATTGGTCAACTGTTAAATCAGTAATGTCTGCTTCCACAGGATTGTCACAAAATTCTCGTGTAATGAAGGTTCTTGCTTCGATTATATTTGGTAGACTCGCTGCCAATTCTTTAGCTTCTGATACTAATGCACTAGTACATTGAATAGATACCACGGCATTATCTTTTAGCCGTCTAAGTTTAGCTAAATCTGCTTTAGTTGTGATTTCTATTTTATAGAAATTAAATGCATACGGGTTCTCAATAAATTTAATTTCTAAAGAATCTGTATCCAGTATTCAGATACCATATTTATAGTTAAAAGAGTCATTTGTAAAGTTGTGTGCTGAAAAACTACCGACATTTAATAAATTATTTGTTACCCAACCTTGATTATGTATATGTCCATTTAAAACTAAATCAAAGTTAGTTGCTAATTCTTCTTTTTCAAATCCAATAGAAGAAACTATTGGGCCATAATTAATGCCTGAAATATCATTGTGTGAAATAAGAATTCTATGTTTAGCTTTATTATTTTTTTCTTTAGGAAAATAGTCAAGTATCGGCTGCCTAGCAGATTCAGGAATATATGGGAGAAAATTGATCTCAGTTCCATCAAGCATAATGGTAGTCGGCTCCGAAATTATAATATTATTATTAAATTTTAAAACTTCAGTCGAACTATAATGTAAATCAATTTCTTCACTTTCATGATTGCCTACTAAAAAATAGTTAGTTAAATCACTAGGCCACTTTATTTCTTGTAATGCTGTTAATTCTTGCTGAGTTAAATTCGGTTTATCAAAAAAATCACCACAGCAAATTGTAGCCTTGCATCCATGATCTTTTGCTGTATCAAAAGCCCAATTAATACTCTTAATAAGTTGTTCTAAACGCTTACTATATTTATAGCCAAATGAACTAATTATAGAGCTCTTTTCATTCCAGTGATTATCACTATGTATCATTATCTTCATATTACATAATATCTCCACGATTTTAATTTTTATTTTGCTTGTTAGCTAAAGCTTATATCTTTTTTAATATTATATTATTTTAAATATTTTTTACTAGTATAAACTAGCTAGTTCTTTATACTTTATATAATACAATAATTTATTTGATTTTTAAGACTTTTACCAAATAAAAAAGAACATAAGTTCTTTTTAATTTTCCTCTAAATACTGCGCTGCTAAACAGGCCATTTTCGTTAATGTTACAAGCTGGTAGCTTCTTAAAATGTCATGAATGTCTCCAGCATAGCTTTCTTTGGAATCTGCTTGAGTAATTGCTTCAATTTGTTCGTCTGTAAATTCAAAGAAATGCTTGGCCACCATATAAGAGCTAAAACCTAAATCACCAAAAGTAGGTCTAACTTCTTTGTATTTATAGCTTTTAACTACTTGCCATTTTCCATCAATCAATTGGTTCTTATCATATTCTTCATAAAGCATTGCACGATATAAGTCTTTGAATAAGGCAACTTTAATAATGTCTTCTTGTTTATATTTACCTGGGAAATATGCATTAGCGAGTTGAGACAGTTCATAATATATGTCTAAAGCATATTGGCATAGTCCACCTCGATAGGCTCTAAAGTAAGTTGCAGTAGCTGGCTGATTGAAATAATCAATAGAATCCAAAAATCTCGAAAACTCCGTCAAATCTACGTTTAATTTAGTCAAAAGCTCCATAAATTTATGTTTATTTTCGTAAATAGTTTCTGCAGAAATCATTATAATTTACCTCCTTGAATTAAACAATTACCGACAGTTGTAATACTTCGTTTTGTATGATGCTTCGTACATTCACCAATAGCATAAATATTAGGTACTCTAGTGGTTTGATGTTGTGTATTAATCTTAATATATCCATCGCTGTCAACCTCAATTATTTTTGGGTCTACACCACTTACACAAGGCTTTCTACCAAGAGCTAAAATTAATGCAGAACAATTAATTGTATCGTATGTATCAAGAGTAATTTCGATCAATTTGCCTTCTTTGTTATTTTTACTTGACGTAATATTGCAGTTAGGTAAATGAACAATATTTGCAGTGTCATTAAGCTTTTTGATAAGTCTTGCATCGCAATTAAGTTCGAATGTACTGCTGCATAAATATACATACTTAAATTTTTTAGATAACGCTAATGCAAAATTAACTGCATCGCTGCTATTTCCATAAACAACAGCTGGCTTATTCTTAGGGTTAATCATTATATCACGCGGGCTATAGCATATATTTTTATTGTTTTTGAACTTGTCTGTGGTAGACTTAATAGGGCTGCCACCTGTTGCTATAACTAAGTTTTTACCAACTACTAACTTACCACTTTTTAAAGTCAAAATAATAAGCCCATGATTAAAACTTGAGAATATAGATTCTTCTTGTATAAGCTTTGTATCTAGTAGTTTATCTGTGTTTTTGACAAAGTTAAAATGCTTGCTAACTATCGCTACTTTCATATCTGATTTTTTAGCTTTAATATATTCAGCTAGAGCAATACCATCTGTTGAAGCTCCTAATATAACTATGTCAAATAATTCATTTTGTTGCATAAAATATACCTTATTATATTATACAGCTTGATTTTGGCTATTTTTAATATAACTTTCTAAAATTTCTTTGTGTCTTTCCATACCTTCCCACTTGTTTGCAACATTATAATTTTCTTTTTCTTTTGTCCAAAGTGAATGATATGGACATCTATTATGAGCATTTGGATCCTTTGGTTGATTTGGATTTGTAGCGCAATAAGTGCACCAATGACATAACGGACTTGGATTTGGCTTATATTCGCCATTTTTAATTCCATTAAGAAGTTCTTCAATTTTCTTCATACCGCGGTTCATATAGCCTTTTGTTCCAACTGCTTGAATTATATTGCAAAAAGGAAGATCATATGCACAGCTAATTTCTTCATTTAAAACCCCATACATTTCTTTGACAGCTTTTGTATAAACTACAAATTGAAGTGGAGTTGGAACATCTTTATCATCAGCTGGTTTTGGCCAAGTCTTAATATCTTGACAAATATACTCATTAGTAATTTTATTTCTAAATAAGCGGTCAATTTTGCCTGAAAAAGTAAAACCCATTAAATCGTATTTAAATGGAATTTCAGCTCCGACAATCTCAAGCTCAGGGTGTTCCTTCACATAAGTCTCAAGACGATAAATACCTTTTTCAAGATATTCATAAATTTTTTCTTTATAAAGTCTATCAGTTTTATCTTTTTCTAAAAAGTCTTTTGGAAACTTGTGCTCAATTTCCATTGTCTTTATGATAATGTTATTTTTAAGAGCGACATAATCAATTAAAAGACCATCTTTGATAGCATTGGCAATTTTTTCTTCAGTATCGTGAATCATAGTTCCGACATCTAAAGCAATGCCAGGTGTGCTAATATAAGGGCCTTCAACATATTGTAATAAAAATTTCCAGCCACATTGTTTGTAGCAGTCCATCTTTGAATATGACATTTTATTATTTATCATTTTTTAGTTCTTCTTTCCGTTCAGTTTGAATTTCTTGTAAAAAATTGATTATATCTGTTAAACAGCTTACATCATAGACAATTTGAGGGTTTGACTCAAAAACATACTTATGCCAAGCTGGGTAAAAATAAATAACACCTAGACTATCTAAAGTGATTTTATTTTTAACTTCATATATTGGTGTTTTTCTTCTACCTTGTTTAATATATTTATCAAAAACTAAATATTTACTTTCCATAAGGCATTCATTATAAAATTGTATTTGCAATTAAGTAATCTATCTGTGCCTCTTTAGATATGTCTAATGAGCCTGTTTTGAGCTTTAAATCAATACTTGATAGAAACTCTAACAACATCTTTAAACGGCTCTCTGGGAAGTTACTCCAGTCTTTTCTTAATCGATACATATATTTATCATTAATACCGATTTCAGAAGCTGTTTTACCGCTATTTTGCGTCACAAGAATAATGTTTTTAACTTTTTGTAAAGTAGCTCCAACTATCTGCATTAAATCAAAATTTAAATTTTTATGCTTCAAGAATTCTAGTACAAAAGGCTTGTTATTTCTAATAATTGCGTCAGCTAAGTCAAAAATACTAACTGAATATAAATCGCTGTCTGGGCTAAATCTAATTGCATTTAAAACTGATTTTTGTTCTGAAGCTGGAAATAATTTAATCTTGTCTACTTCATTAATCATCTTATAGATATTACCATCTGTAGCTTGATAAAGCCAATCTAGTTCGTCATCATTCAAAACAGGGCAAATAAGTTTGATATATGATTTAGTTTGCCAATCTGCTAATTTAGCAACTTCAATAATGTAGTCTTCTACTAATGGTCTGACTTTTTTATCTATTTTATTACAAATAACTATTGTATTTTTTAGACTAGAATAATCAATTAAAGCCTCTTCAAAAGTATCAACTTTCATTACTTTCAATTCATCAGTTGAATTTAAAACTAATGATAGAGCAGAAGCTTGATCTTGAAGTGTATTAATTCTAGTTTTAACTAAATTATTTATTTCACAAATAGCATCAACATATTGGTCTGCAATAAAGCTGTTTTCGCTACAAAGAAAAATAATAAAATCATCTGGAATATTTTGAGCTTCAATACTTTTCTTTAAATCAATTAAAGTCATTATCGTGCCAACCTCCAAATATTATCTAAATAGTTTAATAAAAATGCTTCTTTTGCAACATTAATGTTTAATGCTTTTGCTTGTTGTCTAATAGTATATAAGTAAATCTTAAAACTTAATTCATTATTATTTTTCTTATAATCATCAAATGCAGCATAAGTCATTAAATCAAAGAATAATTTAAAATCAATTTTCTTAGCATCATCTTTAAAATTAATCTTAGTAATAATACTTAAAGTATTTGCATAGTTTGCTTTATCAACTGAGCTGATAATTGCTCTACATAAATTAAGTGCTTGATCTAAATTATCAGCAGAAAGCTCTAATAATTGACCAGGTGTCTTACATATTTCATAAGCAATTTCATCACTACAATTCACAGCCCAATCAAATTGCTTTAATTGCTCTGGAGTATAGGGTTCAAAAACATATTTAACGCATCTATTTAAAATAGTTGGTAAAATTCCAACTGTAGATTCAGCCATTAAAATAATATTCATATACATAGAAGGCTCTTCAATAAGCTTTAAAAACTTATTTTGGTCTTTTTCAGTAATGTCCTTTAAATCAATTAAATACATTTTATTAATTGGGCATTGATAATATTCAATAAGTTTTTCAGCAGTAGAATCAGGCTTTACTATAACAACTTCTAAATCTAATTGTTTAGCAAAAGCATTGGCTATCCATGATTTACCACAACCACTTTGTCCCAAAAATAATATAGTTTTTGGAGCAGTTTCTAAGGTATAGCCTTCTAAAGCTTTAACTAATTTTTCTTGTCCAATAACTGCATTCATTATCGACAGGCCCTCAATAAGTATGCTTCAATTGTTGATTTATAAGAAGTATCATATTTAATTTCAGTTTTGATATTAAGTAATAAATCAGCAAAAGCTTTAAACCAACTTAAGCTATTATCAATTTGAATTGTCTGCTTAACGGCTGGCTCCAAATAAGCAGGAATATTAGTTAATTGCATATTTTTGAATAAAATATACTTAGTTAAATCTAAAATAAACTCTAAATATGAATTAATAAATGTCTTTAAATCATTGCCACTATTATAAAGCTTTTCAATAATTTCTAAAGCTTGATCTTCATGCTTATCTTGTAAAGCAACAGTTAATCTAAACATTGCTTCATATGAAATATCTGTCAAAATAAGCTTAGCATTTTCTGGGCTAAGATCTTTTGAATAATTAGAGCATTGTTCAAGTTTCATAATAGCGTCACGCATACAGCCATTAGAAATCTTGCTAATTAAATCACAAGTTGCTTCATAATTAGTAAAGCCTTCTTGTTGACAAATATAAATTAATCTATTTTTAATAGTCTCAGTATCAATTTTTGTAATATTATAGCGTTGAATACGATTTAAAATTGTAGGTGGAAGCTTATTTGGTTCAGTTGTGCAAAACATGAAAATGGCGTATTCAGGGGTTTCTTCTATGGATTTCAAGAACGCTTGCCATTGAACGATAGTGTAAGACTGACATTCATCGATAATAAATACCTTGTATTCGCTGTCTAAGCTTCTTTCATTAGCTGAGTTAATAATAGCCCTAATTGTTTCGATATCACGTTGGCTTGCAGCATCTAACTCAATAGGCTGACCTAAGCCTTGATTAATAGCATTAGCAAATGCACGGGCGCAACTTGTTTTACCACACCCAGAATCACCTGCAAAAAGATAAGCATGTTTAAAATTCTTTTGTTCTATAGCTTTTTCTAAAATCTTGGTTGTAATAGACTGACCACAAATTTCAGAAAGTGTACGTGGTCTATATTTAACAGCAAGTGATTGACTCATATTATTTAACTCCTATTCTATTGTAAAACTAAAATCTATGTTGTCTACGTTTATTTTATTGTAACATACCTTAAAATGATAGTTATTTTTTCTTTTAGAAATTAGTTTCATTTGATAATCTTTATCTTTTTTCCATCCATATTTTGTAAAAAGCATATTTTCAATATAATATTCTGGAAGGTCTTTGTCATTAAGTAATACATATTTACCTGTAGATATACCCATAAGCAAATCTGTTACTTTATTTACGAATTTTTCATGTTTTTGTTTATTTTCTTTCCAACCCATAATGACCTCCTATTAAAACATAGCTAATTGAGTAATCTGTTCAGTCGGTAGCCAGCCAGACCACAGAATATTTGTATCTGATTTTGTGTCAATATTAAACACCAAACTGTCAACATAAATCATCTTACCAAGCATCTTATTTACATATATTTTTAAGTAAGCGCTTTTCGGTGATGATCCATTGTTCCAATTTGTAGCTAAAACAGTACTGTTATTATTTACTAACTCATTTGCTACCTGAATTAGATACATTTTGCCGATATTGAACTTTGGTTTAGAATATTTTGGAATATTAAAAACACCAGTCGTCTCGTTGAAGTGCGACAAATCTGCATATGAACATTTTTTAAGCTGTGCTTCTACAATTTTACTTCTCATATTATAGTATTCTACTTTATATTATACAATAAAAGGGCCAGCATTTTTGGCCCTGTTTTTAAACAAAGTTGTGCCTATATTAACAATCTTCATTCTTAGCATTCATATAGTCTATAAAATCAATCATTAAATTTTCATCAATAATATAATACATTTTTTGATTTGGACCAAAATTAAATGCTACAATGCCATAAGGCAAGCCACGAAATACTGCCTCTTTAGTATTTTTTTCAAACCATTCTTTTTGAATAGAAATAGACTTTGAATCAGTCATTTTAGTTTTACATTCAACTAAAAATTTTCCAGCAACAACATCTCCAGGTGCCCACATAGTTGCGCCACTATTTGGCTGTCTTTGTCCACCAAGAGCTTTAGCAACTTGATCTTCTTGAGCCTTTGATCTAGCTCTTGTTGGCGTTGGTTTCTGACCTTCTTTAATTCTTTCTTTATGACCAATAGCCATCTTCTACCTTTCTACCTGGTCTTCTAGCTACTTGTTTAGCATCTCTATCTGCCCCAATAGCGTGTTTTCTTACTTTTTTGGTAAATAAGTGTTTATAATCAATTTTAATAGCCGCTGCTTGACCAAGTAACATTGTAAGCAAGTTCATTAAAAACATTTTCTGTTTTATCGCTGCATCTCGATGTGTACTTGCAAAATTAGTTGTTTCAAAAAGATTATTTAAATATTTTGCTAAAGATGCCAATACGTCAGCAGCTAATTCTAAATTTTCATCGGTAAATATGTCAGCTAGATCTTCTTTTGACAAGCCAGTTTCTTCTGCTACTTTTTGCATTACAAGGATTTTTCTATCATATCCCTTTAAATTAGCATGTTTATTTTCTTTATGATCAATAGCCATTTATTTACACCTCTTAATAGTATACAATATTTATTTTCTTAAAGTTATATAATACTTTTTACTGCCTGCTCCAAATAGTCGATACTTGCAATGACTGTTATTATAGTGATAATTTTTTGGACTACGCACAACGACTTTACCAGTATCTAACATATACTTAAGATCTGGCCCAGTATATCCGACAAAATGCATTCCAAGCATCTCATAAGATTTGCCGTCAAATTTATTAAAATCACAATAGCTAAACACACCAGAGGGCTGATAATCTTGAACAAAATGCTTGAATAGCTTGCTTACGCCACCAACTACAATATTATTTGATCCAGGGCATCCACGAATTATTTCCCAGGTATCGTCTGTTGTTAAATTTTTGTTGTACTTAGTACGACTGAATGACATAAGCTGAACAAGCTCACCGTTGTAAAACAATCCATAAGTTACTTGTGCATTTCGGTGCCCTTGCATATGTGTTTTTTCATTAAATGCTTTTGCTTCCTTATTCGAAATGCGTCGTACTTCACAAGCTCTAGCATATATTCTAGTAGTATTAACAGCAAATGCTATGTTAAAAAACTGTTGCAGCTTTTTTCGAGTTGCAGGATCTTGCCATTCATACTCCCATATGTGAATAAGGCGAATACCATACTGTGCAGCTAACTTTGATTTTTCCAAGTGATAATTTTTAGGCTTGCACTGATCACTGTGCCAATAATTACCATTAAACTCAATTCCAATAGCTTTTTTAGGAATATAAATGTCTATCTCCTGCCCGCCAAGTGCAGATCGATCGTTTCTTAGGACGTTTTCTTTTCCAACCAGCCCAGCTATATAATTGGCTAAGTCATCTTCGCATAAAGACAAGCTCGCGTCAGAAAAAGCAAATATGCCAGGTTTATAGCCTAGTCCATAATAACTAGCTAGTCTACGATACATTGTATAAGCAATATTATATTTTTCATATAATTCTGCAAGAGGAAGCTCTTCATAGTCTTTTGAAAATTCATTTTTATCTATACGTGATAATACAGATTCAAATGATTCATGCTGCTTCGTTTTTCGCTCAATGCCGAAATATAATAATATAGCTCGTAAATTATTCGTATTGAAATGTTTGCTTGTTTCAGCAAAAGTATGATTAGCATAAAAAGTCTGAAGCTCAGTTCTGTCTATTCTAGCTATTGCCACTGACAGCGACTCTGGTGCTGGCTTATCAAAGCTTAACCCATTGCGTTTCAATATGTTTTTTAGCGTCGTGATGTTAGATATTCCAAATTCCTTTGCTGTTTCTGCTAGTGTATGACAGTTACCAAATTTAACAAGCTTGACTAGATTTATATTATAATCATCTATATACTTTAGTCGAAAACCTAAACCCAGCTTGTTTTTAAGATAGCTAAGTTGGCGGCAAGTTACAGCATACTTTGCCATAAGCTCTTTTTGTGTAAGGTTAGCACAATCAATTTTAAACTCATCTTTGTTTATGCGCTCCATAAGTTTTTGTAAAGTATCTTCAACAGGAATATGCTTTTTATATGGAACCTTTTTGTCTATGCCAAGTTTCTTAAGTGTACGAAGCATCTGCGACTTTGATACGCCTAAAAATTTTGCGGTCTCTAAGTTAGAATGTGAATAGTAATAATCTGCTAAAGTTTGTTTATCTATGTTATTCATGTTTTTATTAAAAATCATCTACTTATTTTAGCAGATGATTTTAGCATAAGATTTAAAATAATTTGGTACCTTATTAGTTAAGCTCACCAGGCTGCGCGGTAACTAAAGTTTCTTGCTCATCGATTTCAGCTGCTGCACGTTCATCTAATAATTGACCATAAGAGGCATCAGAGGCACTAATGAATCGATTAAGCATAGCTAAATATTCATTTTGGAACTTAATATTTGATTTAATATAATTAATTAAGTCTTGCTTTTTACCTCTAAGCTGATTACCGTTTTCATCTAAATAAAGCTCACCTGTTTCTAAATTAATTAGCTCATATGTAACATTATTTACTCTATGAATAAAATCAAACGCTAATGCAATTTCAAGCAAATCATTAACCCAGTCTAAGCCTGTAGCATAACGGTAAGTAATGAAACCACCACCACGATTACATGGCGCAGTCTTATTCTTCATAATTTTAAACTGTAAACGGAATCCATCAGCACCTTCACCATTAGTTGCACCACAAGCATCCATATTATCGCCTTGGACCCATTTTCTTGTACCAAATCTAACAGATACTGATGAGTAGAATCCAGGAGCTCCACCACATGGTTCTTTCCACTTTTGAATACCAGTGAATGTTTTACCATCATCTCTAACTTGATTAATCATAATAAAGATATTGCCTTTAGCTGCAACCATATCTGCCATAGAAGCACAGAATGGATATAAAGATTTGGCCATAGTAGCTCTCATACCAGAGTCTTTAGTTAAGTCATTTTCTAAAACCGCAGCTGGAATTAAAGCTGGTAGTGAATCTAAGACAATCATACCAATATCATCAGCCTTTTGGAACTCAATAATCATATCTAAGATTTGTTGACCAGATAAACCATTAGGGCTAACATAATAAAGTTTAGATAAATCAATACCATTCATATTGGCTTGGAATTTTAAGTCTAATGAATGCTCAACATCAACATAAACACAAGTCTTTTCTGGATATTTTCTTTGATATGCTCCAAGCTCTGCACAAGCAGCAGTTGTTTTACCTGAGTGTGGAAGCCCTGAAAAAACACAAAGTCTACGTTCCGGAAGCCCTCCAAATAAAACATAATCCATGCCCAGCGCACCAGAAGCTAATCTTTCATATTCTGGTCTGATGTTGCTAATAATAGCTAAGTTATCATCTTTATACTCACGATTTAATTTTTTTGCTAATTCTGCTATTGTTGCCATTAATTATTCTCCTTTATATCTTCAATCATTTGTGGAAATGCATACATAAACTCATCACACAGTCTATTTAAATCAGACTGCTTTAATGTTTTTACATTATTATTTTTAATTTTTAAATAAATGTCTGTCATATAATTTTCAGCAAACTCCACAAGCACATCATTTAAGTCTTGTTCTTCCCAGCCTAAAAAGTCAATGGTCATCTTAAATTTATCTATCATTAATTATTCTCCTTAAAATTTATTTGGATTCACATATGCTTGACCAGCTGTTACTGGAATTTCAGCAGTAGAGCCCATGTTCATAAACTTAGCCTCAGACATACGAGACATTAAGACAGAGGTAAGAGCAGAAACAAGTCTATGTAATTGATCAAGTTTAGTTTTAAGTAAATTAGCAACTAAGTTATATAAAGCCTCAGCAACAACTTCTGAAGCGTTTTCTACTGTTGCTAGTTTATCTTTAACTGCTGCAGAACCTTCTAGTTTATTAAAACTAACAGCAAACTTTTCTTTCTGTAAAGTTTCTGCTAATTCAGCTTTTAAAGCTGCTTTTTCTTTAGTCTCGCTAATTTCAAAAGCCTTTAATTGAAGCTGTAAGATGTAATCTCTAATTTGTTCAATAGATAAAGCATTTACATTTGAATTAATCCTATTAACTAATTGATTAATAGGATCAAACATTGGTTTTAACATGCTATTAGCGATTTCTACCAATTCGCTATAAGTTGTTTCTACATTAGTTAAAGCATTTTCTAATTTTACATTCATACTTATTTTTCCTTACCTAGCCAATAAATATTTGTAGTATCTTGACCATTTTTAATTTTATTTACAGTATCATCAATAAAGTCTATAAATTCTTGTGTAGCATGCCCTTTCCACAAAGAGCTGTGTTCGTCTATTTCTTCTTCTTTAATAACATATAAATCAGATAAATTTATAAGGTTTTTAGTGTTATAACATGGTCCCTTTGCTATTATACTAGCATAATTATCTATATAAATATTATTTGGAAATTTTTTATTATTATAATTAGCCTTTTCAATTCTTGAAGAGATCAAATAGCCCTTAAAAATACGATGTCCAGGCTCTCCAATAGCATTTTCTATAATAAAAACCCTATGCGGTGTTAAGATATCTAGCCCAACAGCACGTTCTGAAACTCCATTATTTGCCATGATAATGTCACCTTTGATTATTGGTCCAAATCTATTATAATTATAAACTTCAGTGAGCATACCATCATAATCTAATAACAAGTCATCTAAATTAGGCTCGATTTCCCAGCCATAGTCATGGTCTTTAATTAAATCTGCATAAGTCTTGTTATTTATAACACTATCTTTAGCTAAAACATTTTCGAGCTTTGCATTCATTGAGAACTTCCTCCTTTAATAAATATGTATAATCTGTGTCTAAAAATGTTCTTAGTTTTACAGATGGTAATTCTATTATATAATACGATTTATCTTCAAGCATTTTTAAACTAATTGAAGCATGTCCGTCTTTTTTTATTCTTAAAGCTTCTGCGGCTGGAACTGCAATAACTTTATCAAACTTTCTGAACCATACTATAATATATGGCTGAACATCTTTGAGCCCGATAAATTCTTTTAAGCCATCTGTTCTGTCAAGTTGTGGTATTTTAGCAAAGTTAATTGTTCCTTCAAGTGTTTCTTTACATTCGAGCATTCACAAATATCCATTATTCATTGCCAAGAAGTCACATGGGTTTTGTGATGTCGTCTTATACCCGGTTACTTGATCCTTAAGCCTAAATAGAAAAGTGTTTGGAAAACACTTTTTCCAATCACCTTTGAATTTTTGCTCGAATTTTTTTCCATAGATAGACTCGCTCATGATTAGTTTTTCTTACACTCAGGAACTAAATTGCTGATATTTCCACGAACGAATACGACTGATTTATGATTGCCACAATTCATTGTGACATGTTCGCCTTTGCAGGAATCAGTAATTAATTTAACGTCAGCTAAGTTAATATCCATTGTATAGCTTTCGTCAACATAACTGCCATTTTCAACTGTAACAGTCTCCATATTACCAAATTTATCTTTAATGACTAATTCATTATTGTCCATAATCATTGTCGCAGGAATAAATGCCATATTAACTTTATCAACGCTGTTCTTTGTAAATAACATTAATCTATTGATAGCAGCAGATACTTCTTTAGCTGATAATACTACATGATGACTATAAGCTTCAGAGATAAAACGTTTTGTAGCAATGCATGGCCCTTGGACTTTATTAATTAAATCATCATCGCTAGTGATTACTGCAGCTAAATAAATGTTTGAAGTTTCTAAAGTAATCTTAGTTCTAGTGGTTCCATTTGGAAGTGGATCTTGCCCTAAGCTAAATAAAACATCATCTTTAAATAATTTGAATAATTTGACGATTTTCTCATTTAACAAGAGTTTTACAGGCTTTTCTAAAGTAAAACTATTGACACAGGCGCCAGTTGTAAATGTAAAACAGCCTGTTTCATCAATGTAATACATCTTTTGAAGCTCATTGACTTCCATCTTCTTAACTTTTGCTAGCTCTTTACTATTGACGTTTAAAATACTATCTAAAATATCAAAACTAATCGGCATTTCAACAGTCTTATTGCTGATTTTAATAACTGGTAAGCTCATTAACTTATCATTATCATAAATCATTGGTAGTTTATACTTACTCTTGCCACAAGTTACAATTAAAGCATTACCTTCTGTATTAAGTTTGAACTCTTCAGCTGTAATTTGTGAAACAAGGTCCAAGAAAAGCGACGCATCGACAGTAGCAGCAAAGCTAGTTTCTTCTGTGAGTTCATATTTAATGGAGACGTAAAACTCCCCGTTCGTCACATTTAAGAATAAGCTAGCACCTTTAGCAACTACTTCTAAGTTAGCTGCATTTTCGTCTAAACTAACCGCTTCTTTAATTTTATTTGCAACTTCAGCAAAATCTTTTGTTTTAATAATCATTATTTTATCTCCTTAAAACTCTAAGTCAGCACCATTATTAATAGCGTTATCAATAACGGCTTTACTTAGCTCGCTATGTGTATTATACAATTGTTCCATAGCAATATCGTGTGGAACTTTTTTCTTTTCTAATTTTTCAAACTCGTCTCTAAGAGCGACAGCAGCTTCATCAGCATACCATCTTGAAACGTTGTATGGATCGCATTTCATAGGCACGTTGATATAAGGCTTAGCTGTATCAATCATGATTTGAGGTAGTCTTTGTTCAACTTGATCAGCATATAAAGCTGGACATTCGACTAGGACTTCATCATGAACGGTAATAATTAAATGTGCATCAAGCTCATTTAAAAGTGGATCTCTATCAATATTAATCATAGCTAATTTAGTTAGAGATGCCGCACCACCTTGAATACGAGCATTAAAGCATTGTCTTTCAGCTTGGGCAATTTTACCTGTATTTGCACCAATAATAACACCTTCAGTTAAAGCCTCTTTAGCCAATGTTTCATAGGCTTTATTGCTCATTTCACCATTTGGGGTATATTCTTTGGTAAAATCTGGATGCTTTTCATTCCAGCTAGCAATACGCTTCTTTTGGGCTTCTTGAGACTTTTCGATCATCTCATTGACTTTGCTTTTCCACTTAAGAACAAGTGGATCACGCTGGTCATCTCTATTTGCACAACCTAAAAATGGGTTAAAGTTTGCAATTTCATTATTATCTTTAAGATGAACTGTATATTTTGGTAAGTTAATTTCTGGTAAATGTCTTCTACGACCAGCCCAGTCTTCAACATAGCCGTTTTTCTTTAAAAATTCTTTAGAATTAGCAATAGCTTTTTCTACACCATGGAACTTTTTGAAGAACTTAGCTAATAGAAGCTCACCATCATCAGCAGACTTGCCCATATTAGAGCCTGCTGTAGCACCAGACATGCCATAAGTAGCAGCCAATTGAAGGACTTTTCCAACTTTACGTCTTTCTTTACCTTGTTTATTCATATTGGTCTTATAACCGCAAATGATTTTCTTTCCATTTTCTTCAATTTCAGTGCCTTCTGGATAGAACTCAAGATTATCTTCATATTTATTATCAAAGGCAGATTGTGCAATAACTGCATATAAATCTTGGCCTTTCATATAAGCATCAATCATAGTCTGATCCTGACTTACGAAGCTCGTTAATCGAGGATCAGCTATTCCTGAGCAGAATAATCTGATCCGATGATTTTAAATCTTGTTCTGGTATTAATTTTTCTACTCATGGGTTGGCACCACCTCCTTTCAATTTATAACTACTATTTATTTTATATTATACGATAACTGTAATTTATATTTTTTACTTCCAGCACCATAAATTTTTGCTTTCGCAGCATTTTTTAATGCAGCGTGCTTGCCTGGGCATCTATTTACGACCCGCCCGTCTTTTAACAGCCATTTCATATCTGGCCCTGTATAGCCTATAAAAGTCATTCCAGCGTTTTCATAGGATTTGCCATTAAATTTATTAAAATCGCAGTAGCTAAATATCGTTGCTGGATGATGATGTTCAATGAAATACTTTAGTAATTTAGAAACTCCACCAATAACTATATTATTACTGCCTGGGCAGCCTCTTATAATTTCCCAATCATTATTTGATTTTAAATTTTTATTATATTTAGTGTGTGAAAAGCTCATTAATTGTACTAATTTATTTTCATAAAATAACCCATAAGTTATTTGGGCATTCCTATGACCTTGTAAATGAATTTGGGCGTTTAATACACGTGCTTCTTTATTAGTAATTTGTTTAATTGTGCATTTTCTAGCATAAATTTTATTATTACAGCGACCAAGTGCTATATTAAGCATCATTTTTATTTTTCGCTGCATAATTGGGTCGGTCCATTCATACTCATAAATATGAATAAGGCGTATACCAGCTTGCTCTGCTAAAACTGATTTATTAAAATGATAGTTTTTATTTTTAATTAAGCTGCTATGCCAATAAGTTCCATTAAATTCAATAGCTAATTTTTTGCTTGGAACATAAATATCTAGCTCATAAGGGGCAAGAGCTTGTCTATCATTTAAAATACACAAGTCTTTACCGATAAAATCAGCTATTTCTTGTTCATAAAAACTTGTATTAGACGTTGCTGTATCAATATAATCAAATAAATCTAGCCTAGAAAGTAAACTATATGCTAAGTTATGCGAAATATTTAGCTTAGCTGCTAGCTGCATAACAGTATTTTGTGGAAGCTCACTAATAATTTTTTTCGTAAATTCACGGTCATTATAACATTTAAAATATAATTGAAGTTGAGCAGAGTCATTTAGTGCCTCTAAGTAGTTAGCTTTCCAACTATCGTGTGATTTTTTAAACACTTGCTGTTCTTTAGCTGCTTCTGAGCCAAGAAAAGTAGTCGTTCCGTACTTTTTAATACAGGTATCTGATGCTTTTAGTCTATTTGTAAACACAGCATCATTATATTTTTTTAATTTTGTTTCTTCTGCAGCTTTCTTAACACTATCTAATTGAAAAACATTTGTTACACCGTATTTAGTAAATAAATTTTGCTTTTGTTTTGTTTTTCCAAGTTTTTCAGTAACTTCCTTAGAGTGTAATGTGATAGATGCTCTTTTTAAAATAGTTTTAACTTTTGCACTGGTCAAATTAAAAGCATTTGCAGTTTCAACTAGTGTATTAGGAGTATTATAAAAATCAATTATTGTCTGTATTTCAGAGCTAGATAGCTTTTCATACCATTTTTTATCTTGCTTTATAGTATAATTAACTTCAAGATCACGTAAATTTAGTAAATAAACTAAAAAATACTCTTTTATATTACAGGCAGCACAGGTATCTTCAACTGTTTTAAATTCAGAATACTTTAAATAAATATTATTTATTTGTTCTTCTGAGTAACAGTCATAACCGTCTTGTTCTAAATGCTTTAATACCTCGGATTCAGCACTGCTATGAGGCAAAATATTATATTTATTTAATAAAATAGATAAAGCACTTCTTGCTAAACTAAACTTTCGCATAGTAGAGCAAAAAGTGTGATTTTTAAAATATTTAAATATATTATTTTTTTGTTCGTCAGTTAAATTTTCGGCAATACTTTTTCTATTCCTCATATTTAAATAGTCAAATAATAGTTTTTGGTGTTTTTATCATAACTTAACGCTTGTAAAGCTTTCGGTACACCATCAACTAGTATTAGGTCTCCTTCAGTTAAATCTCGGCAGTATTTATAGCCATTAGTAGTTTCAACTTCAGTAATTTCAGGCACCACAAATGGCTCATTATCTTCTGCTTCAATTAATTTAGCAGAAACTTTTGCCTTAAAAAGCATACGAATTTCTGGATTATGTGAAGGAATGTTTTGAATATTTATGCCAGAAATCTCGACCGCCTTGTTATCTTTATCTAAATATTTCCACTTACCACCTGAAGAATAACGACCTGTATCAGTTCCCATAGAATTTAATCTAAATCTAATACGGCCATCAGTCCAGTGATTGGCTAATTCAGGAATAACATCAATATATGTAGTAATTAATTTAACAATACCACGTCTTTCAACTAATAAACTACAAATCTCTAAATCTGGCATCTTCTCATGAATTGCTTCTAATTCATCTTCACCAGTGGCTCTAGGATTCTTTTTATTAACTTCTGGAGCTTTAAGAATGTCGTAAAAAAGAATAGCTAATTGAACTGGAGATGCTAAGTTAATTGGATCTCCAAGTTGTTCAGATTTTGGTTTAGTTTCTTTATAACGCTTACCGTCAGCATCAATTAAGTTGTATGTTTCTTCGATCTTTTCTTGAGACATCTTAGACTTCTTAGGAACATATGTCTTAGTCTTTTCATTTGCTTCAGGTGTTAAACGCCATTCATCTATTTTATCTTTTAAACGTCCAAGTTCGGCATCAATTTTTTTATCAATAAGAGCTAATTGATTATTATACTTTTCTTTAAGTCTTTCGCCAAAGTCTTTATCAATACAAACGCCACACATCTCCATTTTGGCTGTAACTTCAACGATAGGCATTTCAATATTCTCAAAAACCCATTTAAGCTTTTGATTATCAGCGCCTTCAAAAAATGGTTGTTCCCAAAGATAAATCTTATCAGTCATCATTGAGTCTGTAGCAGCATATAAAGCAAATATTTCAGGATCAACAAAAGCATAAGGAACATTTTCAAATAATCCTTCAATATCATATTTAGCTTGCTTTGGGTCGATTAGAGTAACATATAAGTATTTTAAGCTTGTACGCTTTTCACTGTACAAGTTTTCATCAATTAACCTTGCTGCAATAATGGTGTCCCAGTCAGGCTTAACTGCAATATTACAAGAATGACTGATAACTTCATAATCGAATTTACCGTTATGCATAATAACTTTAACTTTATTATCTAAAACTCTTTGTAATTGAGCTTTACAGTCTGCATAAGTTAATTGATTTGGCAAAAGTTCACCAGTTTCATAATTGACATGTTTAATTGGAATATAAGCTTGCTTTTGCCCTGGAACATATAAACATAAACCAACCATTTCTGAGCTCATTGCATCAGTAGTATTATTGGTTTCAGTATCGATAGCAATTCTACCTACTTGAATAGCAGCATCAATATAAGCAGAAAAGTCACTAAGACTTCTTATAACCACTGTATTTGTTCTTTGTGGCCCTAAGGTCTTAATGACTTTTTCTTTAATAATTGCAAGACGTTCTTCAATGGTAAGTTTCTTGGAGGCCAAAAGCTTTTCTGTATCAGACTTCGCCGATTTTTTAGACTCGCCTGATGCTTTTTTGACTAGTTTCTTGACATCAGACTTAGTTTGTTTAATATCAACATCAAAATCTGCTCCAAATAATCCTTCCATTACAGTCTCCTTTTATTTTAATTAGAATGAGAATCCGCTAAAGTTTCTAGCTGGACGCTCGGTTGCAGGCTTTTCTTCAGCAGCTGGGGTAGCTGCTGGTTGAGCAGCAGGAGCAGGCACAGCTTCTGAGGTCGTGCCTGAAGCTTGCTCAACAACTTTGTCATCAGCAGGTGTTATAGTAGCCTTGTATAAGTTCTTAGGCTCAACTACAGATTTAGCTTCTGTAGTTGGAAATACACCAGTATCAACATAAGCTTGAAGATCAGCAGCAGACTTTTCCCAATAGCTGTGTTTATTGATACTGAAGTTATTGAATGCACTGAAATCAACAGGAACTGTTTCAGGCTTATCATAGAGTGGAATATAATCAAGTGAGTACTTAGTGTCTTTACCAGTACCGATACGACGAATCTTAAATACATGATCAGCTAAGCTACCATAATCACGAAGCTTAGAAGCGAGCTCTTTAGAGAATCCTGCAGGACGTTCCCAAACAACTGGAACAGCAGCAGAGAAAGCTCCAGTAGCAGCATCTTTATAAGAAACAAGCATTAAGACATAAACAACTTTGCTTGCTTTGCCAATAACATCATGGCCTTCTGCAGCAGCTTTACAGAATGGACAAGCATCAGAATAAGACCCAACTTCATTTAAACAACTAACGGGGGTAAAACCTGTGCCTAACCCTTCAAATTTTTTGCCGAAAATAGGCTTATGAACTGTGGCAAATTTGAGGTCATCAAGAGAGGTAAGGTTAATACGAACAAGCGCTTCATCACCTTCCTTAGGAAGCTTAAAATAACCGATTTTCACGGCGTTGACATTTGGAATAGATTGTGCTTTACTGACAACATTTTGGTATTCGTTATACGAAAATTGACTCATTGTGTTTTTTCTCCTTTGTATCGTTCAATTTATGCGTTTTAGCTTTTTATTGTGAGCTATCACATTATATTATACGACTTTCGCATTATGAATTTCGAGCATTTTTTATAATTTCTTGCAATTCTTCTTTGCTTAGATCGTTAACATCTTTTTTATTAGCAGGGAATTTCGTTTCGATAATAATAATCCTCTTAGTCAACTTTCTTTTAAGCGTTTCTAAGAAGCTTCTCCCTGCTGCATCGTTATCGAAAGCGGCATAAATAATGTTTATGCATGATTTATTTATTTGCTCTATTTGATAATCAGATATCTTACCAAAGGTAGCAATTGTAGGAAATCCATACTCCCAGCCAGTTAAGCAGTCAAATGGACCTTCTGTAATTAATACTGTCTTAATATTATTCTTCATAATATAGTCTAAACAGTAAACAGGCTTTTCAACATCTTTATCAAGGTAGAAAGTTTTGGTGTCTATTGAACGTTTAGCTAACATTACCAAATTACCCTTCATATCATATGCTGGAAATATGACTTGACGATATTTAGGATCATATCTAACTTTAAAAAGCTCACAAATCTCACGTGAAAGTTTTCGTTTTCCCAAATAAGGAGTCCAAGTTTGATATTCATCTAAGATAGATTCATCTAAATGCTTTTTAATGCCTTTGTTTCTATTTAAGACAATTGGGTCTCCCATAAACAAATTCTTAGATATAAGTTCGCCACCAAAGTTTTTCAACAACCAAGCCTTAGCATAGCTTTCTGGCGC